TGCGTCTCATGGTATTACACTACACGCAGCTAACGTAGTTGTATTTTGGACACCTGTCACATCAGTAGAAACTTATATTCAATGTTGTGCTAGGATTGATAGAGCAGGACAAAAGAATCCGATGACCGTTGTAAACTTACAAGGATCAGAAAACGAAAAACGTTTGTATCAGTATTTAAGATCAAAAATAAAAAACCACGATAAGCTTATTGATTTGTTTAAAGAAGAATTAGGAATATAATACTTGACAGAGTTAATATTTGGTTATAATATTAAATGTCCAAGTATTTTAAGGAGAGGCAATGGATTTAAACGAAGACGATAACAAGCTTGAACGTTTGATGCAAGCAGACATCAATATGCGAGAGAAGATAGCTACGTTAGAATCTGAGATTAAAGAAATCAAAGAAAAGAGAGCACAAGTTCAAAACGCATTGAATGATGTTTGTGAACGTCTTAACGTATCAAGTATTAAAACCACTGTTGGAACATTAACTAGATCTTTAAAAACAAGATACTGGACTAATGATTGGCCTAGTATGTATGATTTTTTAAAGCAACACAACGCATTAGAGTTAATGGAAAAACGACTTTGCCAAGGTAATGTAAAAGAGTTTATATCAGATAATCCTGATTTACTGCCCCCTGGCTTACAGTCAACGAGCGAATATACAGTCGCTATACGCAAAAACACTAAGAAGGAGAACGTATGAACACCGAAGTAGATATATTTCAAAGTGGTGCAGTAGCTACTACTGGACCAAGAGATGATGGCTTTACTAAAAACATCACTGGCAGTTCAATTACATCTAAACGTATATCTATACGTAATAATGTATTTAGACTAATGGTGAATGGTAAAGAGATCGACAAATCTGATGCAAGACATTTAGATGTTGTTATTGTGAACGCATCACCAAGCGTCCACAGAATGTATTTTGCAGGAGAATACAAGCCAGGCGAAAAGCTTTCACCACCTGCTTGTTGGACTCAAGACAGCGTAAAACCTGATCCTACAGTTAACAGTCCGCAATCTTCGACATGTGCCGAGTGTCCAAAAAATGTAAAAGGTTCTGGTCCTAACGGAACTAAAGCTTGTAGATTTAGTAGACGTATTGCAGTAGTTAGAGCAGATGATTTGCATGGTGATGTATTTCAAGTAACACTACCTGCACAATCAATCTTTGGTAATGGCTCTGCTGAACGTAAACCACTACACGAATACACAGATTACGTTAGAGCAAATGGACAAAACCTTATGTCTGTAGTTTCTCGTATGTCTTTTGACATGGATTCATCTAGCACAAAAGTAGGTTTTAAACCTATCAGAGTTTTAAATGATGAAGAGTATGCATTATGCACAGAAAAAAGTAATTCTGATGATGCAAAAAGAGCAATTACATTAACTGTAAGCACAAACAATGATGAGGAAGAGGGCGATGCTTTTACTAAGCAACCACCCGCTGCTCCTCAAATTGAAGAAGCTGAACCACCTAAAGCAGAAACAAAACCTGAACCTGCCCCTGCAAAAGCAGAGGAGCCTAAAGCTGAACCACCTAAAGCTGATACAGGCGATCTTAGTTTAGATGACCTAGTTTCTGATTGGCAATAGGGGGTAGTATGAGAGGATATTCACAAATTGTAATAGAAGCTAACCAAAGTGCAGAGCCTAGTTTAGGTGTAAAACTAGGTGCTGTATGTATACAAAAGAAGTATTCCGTTATAAAGCTAGCTGAAAGGTTAAAGATTTCTCGACAAGCCATCTATGATTGGTTTACAGGTAAATCAAAGCCTGCAAAAAACAAGGAGGATTTAGTTACACAGCTAATTCAAGAAATTGAAACTTTATAATGTGAGAAGGTGATGCAATCATTAGAATTTTTAAAACACATACTACCTGACAGCGGGTATTATTGCATAGTAGGAAAAGATCAACAAAACATAGTTCAGCCTAAGTTTGTTGATACATTGAACAAAGCTAACGCAGTTGTCAATAATTTTCTTAAGGATAACCAAGATGTATATTTCACGATGTCAACTTGGTTATCTAATGCAAACAGACAATCAGCTAACGCTAAAGAACAGAAATGTCTATGGCTAGATATTGATTGTGGCTTTGATGAAAAGAAAAGAAAGTATAAAGACTACAAAACTAAAGATGCTGCTTTAGTTGCGCTTAGAGCGTTCACAGATGCTACCAATTTACCTGAACCTACAATAGTAGACTCAGGCAACGGCGTCCATTGCTATTGGCCTTTTATGGAGGCTGTAGACAAAGAGATTTGGAAACCTGTTGCAGAGGGGTTTAAGTTTTTGTGCATAAAGCATAAGCTTCATGCTGATCATGCATGCACAGCTGATACTTCAAGAATACTCCGTGTGCCTGCTACAAAGAACTTTAAAGATATTAACAACCCAAAAGATGTTGCTGTATTAAATGTTAGTAAACAGTATGCATTTGATGACTTAGTTAATCTAATACCTATAGATGTTGTAACACAAAAGAAACCTAGAAGAGATTTAGATCCTGCAACTAAAGCTATTTTAGGTAATCACTCAGCAAAATTCAAAAAGATAATTGACAAGATTATAGCTAAAGAAGGCTGTCCTCAACTAGAGCACATAATGCTCAATCAAACTACAGTTGAAGAACCCTTATGGCGATCAGGATTATCTATAGCTAATTTTTGTGAAGATAGAGAAATAGCTATACACACAATATCTAAACGTCATATTGACTATGATTACCAAAAAACTGTAGACAAAGCAGAGCAAATACCTGCTCCGCACACATGTAAACAATTTGAATCATTACGTCCTGAAGGGTGTAAAAACTGCAAACACAAAGGCAAAATTAATACCCCAATACAACTAGGAAGGATAATAGCTAGAGCAAAGGGCGCTGAAAACGCTGTAGAGGCCGTTAGTGAAGAGTTAAAAGAAAAGGTAACATATCATATACCTGACTACCCATACCCTTATTTTAGGGGCAAAAATGGCGGTGTATACCGAAACGTTGATGAAGATGATGAAGATGGGTTATTAATATATGAACATGACTTTTATTTAGTAGAAAGATTACACGATGCAGCATCAGGCGAAAGCGCATGGTTTAAATTACATTTACCACACGATGGGGTTAGAGAGTTTATAGCTAGAACTTCTGATCTTCTGTCTCCTGATAAAGCTAAACAAATTTTAGTTGACGCAGGCATAGTAGAGAACGCTAAAAGAATAAGTTTATTAACTGAATACATAATATCTTGCATTAAAAACCAACAAAAAACTAAGAAAGCTTCTGAAATGTATAAGCAATATGGTTGGAATGTAGGGGATATAAAAAACAAAATACTTATTGGTAATAGAGAAATCAGTGCTTTTGGTATTAAATATGTGCCTGTATCAGAAGACACAAAAGAATTTAATAGCACTTTATCTAAAAAAGGTAGCTACGAACTTTGGAAAAAAGGTATTTCAATGTATGAAAAACCTGGCATGGAGCTACGAGCATTTGCTTTCTTCTGTGCTTTTGGTTCTTTCTTAATGCCTTTCTTTAAACAAAAAGAAAAATCTGCAGTAGTTAACTTATATAATCCTGAATCTGGTCAAGGTAAAACGTCTATATTACAAGCAATTACAAGTGTTATAGGCAACCCTGATATAGGCGCCAAACTAATAAACTTATGGGGTGATACTGAAAACTCTATTGTTAATAGATTAGGGTATATGAATAACTTACCAACAACAGTAGATGAAATGACTAATCTACAACCGGACAACTTACATGAATTGCTAAAGTTTGTTGCAACAGGCCGTGGAAAGAATAGACTAGGTAGTGGAGGAGCTAACAAAGAAAGGGTAAACGATACAACATTTAACTTAATATTGGTTGTATCTAGTAACACTGACTTTAGAACAGTTACATTAGCTAGACGAGCAAAAGCTAGTGGTGATATTGCAAGGTTCTTTCAAATGACAATTGATATGGATACTGTGTATACAAAAGAAGAAGCAGATGAATACACAAGTTTGTTTATAGAAAACTATGGGCATGCAGGCGAAGTATATTCTCAATATCTTATACAAAACGTTGACCAAATTAAAAAGAGTTTAGGTGAACTGCAAAAGAAAATAGATAAAGAGTTTAAAATTCCTAGTCCTGATAGAAAGTTTTCTGTGTTATTTGCAGCAGTTTTCTTAGGTGCTATAATTGCTAAAAAATTAGGCATACATAATATACCTATAGAACCTGTATACGAAGCTATGGCTAAAGAATACAAAAAGAACAAACAAGAAGTAATAGAAAGAGACTTTGATGCTATTGAAACTCTAGGTAACTTCTTACTAGCGAATCGACCCTATACTTTGGTAATAAACAATGCGGCAGATAATAGAGCGGGCATACAAGAACTACCAATACACAAACCCACACTAGGTTTAAAAGTAAGATCAGAACCTGATACTAAAACTATATACATACCTGTTGCTGTAATGCGAGATTATTTAAAAGAAAAACAAGTAGAATACACAGATTTTGTAAAAGGATTAAAAGAAAGCAAAGCGATTAAACAATCTAGTCATCCTAAAGTCTTACATAAAGGATTAGATATAAGTGGTCCTAGTGTGAGATGTTTATGGATTGACTCAACGAATTTTGAAGAGTTACAACCACAAAATTTAAATATGGATATGCCTATAAATGTTAACTAATGGTACTGATTACGAAATAGATTGGCCTAATTTTAAACCAGGCACATCTATATTTATACCTGCTGTAGATATAGAAGCAGCGAGAAAAGCTATTCTAAAAGAAGCAGAAAGATTAGAATTTGATTGTGCTATGAAAGTGGTTATAGAAAACGATATACAGGGTGTAAGAGTGTGGAGACTATAGTCCTGACAGCAATCTAACTTGTGCTATATTTCTTAATAACTCATTAGTCATTTTTCTAACATCTTCAAGTTCTTTTTGTTTTTCTCCAGAAGTCATATCTGATGAAACAATCATTTTTCTATAGTCTCTTAGTTTGCTTATTTGATTATTTATACTATTAATAGTGTCTTTCATCATATAAAGCTTTTCGTTATCTTCTATTTTTTTCATTGCCCCTTCAACATCACCAAGAGCAACAAGCTTGTTTACATTTGTTGTCAATGATTGAGACGTTTCTAATAAATCATAAAAGTCATTAATAAAATCTTGTCCTTCTTTGCTTCTTAATATAGGGCTAACAATAGGTATTCTGTCTACAGGAGTAGCGGGTCTCTTCAAATCAAACAATTGATTTGCAACTCCATCAAGAATATATAAAGCCATACTACCCATGGTACCAAAAGTGCCTTTAATAAAATGATCTGTTTTTAATGGAGACACTCCAAACTCTCCTAATATTTTAGCAAGCTCAGAAGTGTACTCATTGTATTGTAATTCGCTATCTAGTTTTTGGTACCCTAACCCTACAATAGGTCTATCTCTAAAGAAGTCATAATTAAGCGTTACTTCTGCAGCGGGTCTAATTATTTGTGGTAATAAATTAGGGCCTAAAGCGGCATCGGTTATTGAGTTCCACAAAGCTTTTTTAATTTTTGTAGCATCATACTCATTCTCAGTGCCTTCTCTTACTACTATATTGTAAGTTAATTCAGGTATAACTTTAGTTAACAAAGCTAACTCAGCTCGAATAGGTAACTTAAAGTCAGTTCCAGGAATAAAGTAGTTTCTTAGTTTTTGTCTATCATCAATAGATTCATACTCATCTTCATCATCAGAGCCATTCATAGCCATTGTATACAATAGGTTCATTGCCATTAATTTAAAAGCTGTGCCCATAAATAAATTAAATGCTTTAGCTTTTTCAACACCCGCAATATTTCTTCCTCGTATTGATTGAACTACTACATCCATACCTTGTATATAAGCGTTTAAAAAAGGAACTAAATGTGCAAGCCATCTTATTGTGCCGCTTTGACCTCTACGTTGCCAGTTAATAATGTTCATAGCTCTATTAATAGCTAGAACTTCGTTACCACCTATAATGTTTCCATCTGCTTGTCTTACACCACCGGTTTCTAACAATGTTTGTTCAAATAAAGCTCTACGTTGAGCAACGTCTGAGTTGGCAGCAAATTTATCGGTCCCTCTTAACATTTTATTTACAAGAGTGTCATCTTGCATTTTGTATCTAATTCGTAAATCTTTAGTTATATCTCTATTATCATAACCATAGAACCCACCAACAATCCCAAATTGAGCCATTCTTTTTAATATGGGATCGTCAGGATTTAAAGATGCTTCTTTATAACTATTTAAAACTCTAAGTGCTAATCTAAATGGATTTTTAACACCAGAAAATAAAGCAGAGCTTATTGCATCATTAAACACTTGATATGCTTGGAATATAGGGTTTGCTGTAATACCTAATCTAAATGTTTTACTAAAGAAACTAGCATATTTACCCATATCGTCAATAGGAACTTCTGAACCTTCAATAGCCATTGCAAAATAAGGATCTTCATGAATCACCCATACTTGCTCACCATCAATATAAACAGAAGTAGCTTTGTCTTGTTTATCTTTTGGTACAGAAGCTAATCTTCGATAAGTAACAAGCTCATCATTTTCGTCTGTTAAAGCTACAGCTTTGGCTGCTTTTATGTTTGCGTGATTTCTAATAGCTGCGTTGACAGACCAAAAATGTTTTTTAAGCATGTTTTCTAAAACATTTGAAACTTGTTTTTCAGACCCTTTAAATTCAAACTCTCTACCTAAATCTGCAAAGCCTCTAAAATATTCTTTTGTTGCAGGATCATTTTCATCTAGCGCCCTAAACACAGGAACATACCACTCTGCTGTGTTTCTATATTTATCTGCTTGTGCTTGGCTATATACTCCAGCTTCTTCTAATACATTAATATGTTGAATATTCATTTTATAGTTTATAGCTTTTATTTGTTGAAGCTCTTCTATATTACCAAGCTGATTAATTACTTCTTCTGATGCAGCAAGTTGTTCAGGTGTTATTTTTGTAATATCTTTTTCTAAAGCTCGAGCTTTTCTTTTTAACGCTTTAGCTCTACGTTTAGCATCTCTTTCTATTTTTTGATTTTTAAGTAAATATTCTGCTTGATCTATAGCATCATCTGCCATTCTTTGTCTTTCTCTATTAGCTGCTTCTTCTCCTAAAAACCTGTTAGCGACTAAAAATCTATGTGTCATATCTTGTGCTTCTTGTTCACCATATGTTTTGGCTAACTGAGCAATAGTATTAAATATACTACTCATATTGTTATCATCCGGTGTAACCTCTGCAAAACCAAACCTATTAAAACTTACAAAACCTGTTTCAGCAGCTTGTCCAGCAATTGCTGTAGCGTGTAGTGCTTGATCAAGTAGTATATCTGCTCTTGCTTGATCACCTAAGAACACCATATCACCTGCTTCATCCTGCAGTCTTTCTTGTAAAGCACCACCAAAGTTAGCTAGTTTTACTCTAGCTTTTAAGAATTTACCCGCTACACTGCTTTCTGGTATATGTGGTGTAGTAATTTGATTCATCATGCCTTGGAAAAAGCCTGTGCTATTTCGTTTAGGGGGATCAAGTGGGTTTGTTGGTGCAGCTTCTTGATAGTATGTTTCTGTGCCAGCAGTAGGCCCTACAAGCGTAGGATTGGGTCCTTGGAATAGGTCTGGCGTAACAGTTAACAAATCGTTAAGAACAGTATTTGATATGTCATCCATCTTAAGAAGTTTCTTAACGAAGTTAACGAAGTCATTCCACATGTTAGATATACGAGACTCAACTACGTTAACTGAGCGAGTATTAGCTAAAAACTTTTGAAAATCTTGATCTGTCAAACCGTATGCAACAAACTCTCTAACGTTTTGGAAAGCAGCACTATACTCATTATCTATGTCAGCTTCTTTAGCTGTGTTAAACATATTAAGTAAATCTTGCCCTAACACAGAATTATTAATTACTTTATCATTCTTAGTTAAATGTTTACTTATTTCTCTAACAGTTGCCGCATGCACACCCTCATGCATAATAGTAATTATATTAGCAGCGTTTGGTTCTAAACCTATAGTATTAGTAAGACTAGAAAAAGATCCTCTATATGCTTTTCCTACATCTCTTTGTACGCCTTCTTTAACTCTAACATTTCCTATGTTTGGAGTCGCTGCTATTTTTTGTAAAATGTATTTTTCATATGGATTTAAATCTTTTTTAGCTCGTAATACTGTATTAATAGCTTGAGGTAAAGTTTTATTGCCTAACGTTACAGTCCTAATTAATTCAGGATCTGCAGGTAATGAATTAAACTCTTGATATTCGTCTGTAGACGGGCCTGAACGTTTTTTAAGTTCATTAATATGATTTTGTAAGTTATCTCTAGAGTATTTACTAGGAGCAAATAAAAAACTATTAAATAAGGTCCCTAATTTAGTTGGGGTGATGTTATAAGGGTCTCCAGTTCTTTGACCAACACGCCATCGCATCGCAGAATCTGTCATCTCACCTTCAATTTTGTTGATTGCCTGTAAGTTTTTTGCTCTAGGTCTTTTTTGCCCTTTAATTTTATCTCTAGCTGCTTCTAACTGTTCATATAAAATATCTACTTCAGCTAATAATTCTTCAACTGATTTAAGGTCTGGATTTTTTAAATCTTCAAATTCAGATAAATTGGTTGTTTCGCTATAAGGTTCATGAATTAATTCTTGTGTTGTAGCTAGTTGTTCTTTTTGTGTAGCCGGTTGTTCTTTTAAAGTTATTTCAGAAAGCTTCATGCCTTTTGCTAAATTAGGCTCATAAGTTTGAATAAGCTTAACAGCAGCGTTGTATTGTTTTAATGTGTCTGGGTCTTGTAATGCTTCAGGATTATTTTTAGTCTCGCCAACCCACTCAGCAACAATGCCAGCAAGCCGTCTTTCATTAGTTTTTCCTAAGTTTTTAGGTAATTTTTTGAGTGTTTTAGAAGAAAACCGGTCCAACATTTTAGTAAGAAACACTTCATCATCTTTAGCGTCTTCTATAAAATCAGGATTGGTTTCTGTTTCTTGTGCGGTTTTTCTTTTATCAAGAGCATCTAATAGTGTTTTAGATTCTTGTTCTAGTGTAAGGTTGCCTTCTCTCTTTCCGTCATCAATCTTTCTAACATCACCTGTATCCCCAGTAGTTCCACGTCTGTTAACTGCTTTATTTCCTTCGGTGGGTTGTAATTTGGATCTGTTAAGTATAACATCGCGCTCTCCAGCATAGATACTTGCCATTTCTTGTCCATAATTTTTCTCCATGTAATCGGTAAGATTGGTTAAAAATATACCATAATTACCTTGTCTAATGTTAGGTTCATATTCATTAAATATATTAACCATGCTTTGAAAGACTTCTGGGTTTTTTAAATCCTTACCTAGGAGTTCTTTGTATGTTTTAGATCTGCGTTGCAAGCCTATAAAGTTTCTTAATAAAGTATCAGTAGCTATGCCTGGTGTTTTTGTCTGCATATCTACTTCTGCTTTTAAGTCTTTAGCAGCTTGTATTTCGTTTGCTATAAACTCCCTACCTTTTATAGCTCTATTTGTTTGTTTTTGTATATCTTCTAATTTTAAATCTTTAAACTTGTTAATTTTTTCAGTAATATTTGTACTGATCTTTAGCATTTGAGTTTGATAGTCTTTAACTGCTCTAGCATTCATATCTGCAGCGGCGTTATCAGCTTTTTCTTTTAAAACTTCTAATCTATCTTCAAAAGGTTTTATTTGCTTTTTAATGTCACTAGTTTCTATAAAGTATTCTAACCCTTTAGTGGATACTTCCATAGTATCATTTATACTTTCTTGAAGTGAATAAATAGTCTTTTCTGTTGTTTGTTTTTTTATTTCTTCTCTTTTTACTCTTTCAGCATTCTCTCTAATAGCAGCTAAATTAGCTTTTTCTTCAAGCTCTCTGCTATTTATTTCTTTTCTATTTAGACTTTCTCCTTTGTATCCTGAAAAAGCACCTAGTGGGCTTGATAGTAAAGTAGCGGCAGCAACCTCACCATATTCTTTCATAGCCTCTTCGCCTGTTACATCTAGTCCTGCATAAGCTCTTTCCATAGCTTGTTGGGCTATTTCTGTTGGTACTTCAGCTAAAGCATACCTACCAACGCCTTTTGTTATAGCCATACTCATGCTATCTTTTACTGCGTCTTTAGCAACTTCTCTACCTAAAACATTAATACCTATAGCTCTACTTAAACCAGACATACCTAAAGAAAGACGTTCAGCAGCGGATTGACCAACTGCTGTTAAAGCAGCTTTTCCTCTACTTATGTCTACTTCTTCACCTTCAGCAAGTTGTTCAGATGCTCTTCTTTCCATGTTGGAACCAACATAACTTAAGAAAGGAGCTATTAATGATCCAGCTAACATACCTAAAGGGCCAAATGGGCTGCCTGCAGCGGCACCTACGCCCATTGAAGTTAATATAGGAACTTGTTCAGCTGTAGCAGGGAGGACTTGGGATAATGTTTCTTTAGCAGCGGAAAATAAACCTTCTTTTTCATAGCGTTTGCCTATACGAGATATATCAATACCAGGACGGTAATCTTTTGCTATATCTTGTTGGCGTTCTATACCTTGTAAGGCAGCTTCTTCAGCGGTGTCACCTACATCAAGAGCTGTGCCCATAGAAGATACATATCTTTTAGTTGATCCTATTAAAGACTCGATTGTTCCAGCAGTTTCTGTTTGTTTTAATTCTTCTTGATATTGACGTTCTTCTCGAGCTTTTGCTACTCTTTCTTTTAGCTCTTCCGCGTCTTTAGGGACATCATCTGGTATATTGTTTATTCGTATACCGTCTTTAGTTAATATTGAGTATGGCATTTAAACCGCCTAATAATCTACATCAAATATAGTACCACTACTTTGGTTTGTTGCGCTTGTAGGAGCTCCGTAAGCTGAGCCTACTACAGAGTTTATATAATCTTGTTTAATAGGGTATTGCTTTTGTAATAGAAGATTTTTGTCCCATTCAGTAGAAGCATCGGCTCTTGCTTTAAATAAAGTTTTTTCATCAAGGTTCCCTGATTTACTAGCGCTTATTTTTGCAATTTCTTTTCTGCCTTCTATATCTTTTTCAAGTCTTGTGTCTTTGCCAGATTCTTGTTTTTCTAATATTTCCATAGCTTGTTTATACGCAGCGGATTCTTTAATCTTTTGCATATCCATATTAGCAAGTGTTGTAATTTCATCACGTCTGGCTTGTTGTTTATTGTTTAGTTTAGCCATATCAATGCCTTTGTTAATAGTTTCTTGCTGACTATATAAACTCATAGCTTTGTCTACCATGCCTTGTTTCATAGCAGTCTTAGCAGATGCAACCATTAATTCCATTTTAGCTAGATCTCTTTCTTCACCACGAAGACTTTGAATATTCTTAATATAGTTTTGTACTGCTGGAGCAGCTTTACCTAAGTTACTTAAAGCATTAGGCGATTCTCCTGAAGCTACCAATAAACCTGCTTCAATTAAAGCTAGATCGCTTGCAACAAATCTATCTTTAGTTATCCTTTCTTTTGCTTCTTTGTTCATTGTGTCAACTTGACCAAAGATAGATTCATCAATACCTTGTTCTTTATAAATGTTTTTAATATCTGATAAATGATTTGTAAGAACTTTATTGCTTTTCATTTCATCTGCATCTTTAATAAAGTCTTGTATGTTAGTAGTTATCTTATCAGAATATTCTTTCTTCATAGCATCTCTAGCTTGCTCTTCTGCTATTTTTTCATTAGCTTCTCTTTCAGCATCTATTTTAGCTTGATCAATATTTCTATCAGCTTGTTGTAATAAATCTTTTGTATTTACAATTTCATCTGTAGATTTACTTAAATAGTCTTCTGGAGCTGTCATAGAACCTTGTTTATCAACATCTCCTAAATCAGCCTGATCTAAAGCAGCTTCTTTATTTAATTCTAAATCTTTAAAAGCAGAGCTTTTTTTAATGTCATCTATTCTTTTCTTAAGCAACATTTCAGTAGCTTCTAGTTCTCCTGAACCCATTACTACACCAGGAAGTCCAGATTTTTTAGCTTGTTGTAGTGCACCTAATTGCTTTTCATAATAATCAAGCATAGTTTTGCTATTGTTAGCAGTTGGTATAACATTAAAAGGTGTTTGATTTGGTTTTAATTGAAAAGAATCTTTTACCCCAAAAGCCCTATCTACTAAACTGCCACCCTCACCAGCAAAAGCTACAATACCTCCTCCTGCATAATTACGACCTACGTTTGAAACTAGTCTAGTTACACCCCCTGCTTGTGTTAATTGTTGAGGAGTAGGGCCTGGAGCGCCTATACCTTGAGGAGCAGGTTGATTTGAAGCTAAAGTGTTTAAACCTTTTGGTGGTTCTGATATGCTAGCTATAACATCATCTTTTACAGTAGATTGTGGTTGTGTTGCTGCTTCATCTTTAGCATTTTTTCTAGACACCAACACACTTAATGCATATGTTTGTTTAGGATCGTTTGGGTTTTGTGCATAACCCATAAGCACATTATCAGGCAGATTTTTTAGATCCTGTAATATATTAACTATATCAGGGTCAGTAATTTTCCTAAAATTTTTATCAGCAATTAATCCACTAATCCCAATCATAATAGTTATCCTTTATTCATTAAACCGTATAGACCAAGCCCTGCTAAACCTAGACCACCAATCTGTGATGCAAAGCTAGGAGCTGGAGCATAAGCAACTTGTGTAGAACCTAATGCACCTGCGGTACCACGAAGAACGTTTGATTGATACTCGAGTAGTTTGCGAGCGTAGTCTTGTTCTTCCATAAAGTTTTGGTATTTAATATTATCAATCTCTTGTTGATAAGCTTGTTGTTCTGCACCTGATGCCGCCTGTGCTTTAAGTCTTTCAAGGTTAGCTAATTGTTCTGTAGCACCTAATGCACCCATAGCTTTAGCGCCTTCTAGACCTGTTTGTAGCCCAGCTAGACCTATATCTTTACCTAGCCCTGCTTGGAACTGTTGAGCTTGTTGACCTAATTGAGAGGCCTGTAAACCGGCTTGTTGATTGGTCATACCTGCTTGTAATTGTCGTGCTTGGTCAGCTTGAAAAGCTTGTTGTGCTTGTGTAAATGCTTTAGTAGCGCCTTCTGCTTGTATTCTATCTAATAAGTCTTGTGTATTTCTATCAGCTTCTGATTGCATAAGAGCTTGTCTAGCACCACCAAAAGTACCTCGACCAATAGCACCCATAGTAGAACCTGCTTTGGCTATACCAGCTTGTCTTAATGCTTCTTTTTTCTGAACATCAATAACAGCTTGAGTATATGGATCCATATAAGCTTTAGCTGCAGCGGTATCAAATGTGCCTGTGGATACTGTTGACGGAGTAATAGTACCTGGAGTATAGCCTAAACCTAAACCAAGCCCTCTAGCCGCTGCTGTGCCCCCTAAGCCACTAACAGTGCCTAATTGAGATGTAGCAGTACCAAATTGACCTGGAGTGGTCATGCCTGATACTTCTTTTTGAACTGTTAATTGTTCTGGTGTAAATGCAGCTACACGATCACCAGTATAAGGAGTATAATCTTGTACCCCAATAACGTTACCAGAAGCGTCAGTTTTATATACTTCTTTACCAGATTGTTTTAATAGTTCTTCATAAAATGGCTTTGCATATTCAGGTAAGTTGGTAGAATACGAAGTGGTCTGCTGTGAGCCTCCGCCACCACCGCCTTTGCCTTTATAAAATGTAAAGAACTCTTGAAAGCCTGTACATATATTCCACAATAATTTATGAAACATCATAATAATTTACTCCACTGGTAATTCGTAAAACACGAAACGTTTTTTATATCCATGGTCTTTCCACATAACTTCCCAACCTGGTCTGCCATAAGACTCCATAATTTTACACCCTGCTTCTTTTGCAAACTTTTGTAGTTTAGGAAACCCTTTTTCTGTCCAACTAGGAAAGTCTTTACCTCCTACAAAATGCAAAACTAGCACATTCATTTGTGGGTACTCTACTACTTCTGTTACCCAAAACCCTATAATTTCTTTAGTAATTACATTAAAAGGCACCCACAACTGTTGATCTTTAGTTAAAAGACCTTCTAATATATCATCTGCGGTATATCTACCGTAAGTATACTTGGCACACTTTTCTGCATATTCTTTTATTTGATGCCAAATAATTTTTATATGTTCCTTTGGAACAATCGTTGTGTCAATCAAGCAGGCAAGTACCTTTCCGCATTTGTGTCTTTAGCGTATTCCTTATTAGTACCTATTGTTTGTTTTCTAGCACCTTGAATTCTATCAATCATTGCATATAGTTTTTCAGCGCCAGCATCTGATGAACCATTGCCTAGTTCAGAAACTATTCTAGCTGGCACAATAAATTCACCATCTGATAAAGCAGCTTCTTGTTCACCTTCTATATTAGCAGGTATATCATCTGATACGCCATCACCCATACCATTTAACATTTTACCTTGATCTGGTGTTAAATTAGCCATACCTCCATCAGCGTATCGTACAATGCCTGCTTGTTTTAACATATCTAACACAGACTGTCCTGACATATCAGTAACTTCGCCTGTAGAAGTGTTTGTCATGGTACCCTGTGTGTTTCCTGAATTCATAAGACCTTTAAGCCCTAATCCACCGCCACCTTTATATCCTTTAACTGCTCCACCTTCTTTAGCATACATTGGTAATCTTAACCCTGTTGGACCACTTAAATTAAGTTGTCCATATGGACCATAAAATCTTCTATCTGGTGGAATTACTAATGGTTCTCCATAAATATCTTTTTCTTCTAGACCACCCATAACAGCGCTTGCAGGGACAGAAGCTAGTTGCATACCACTACCACCAGCATTTAAAAATCTTTGATAACCTGAAGTGCCTTTTCTAATATTTTCCATTTCTGGTGTTAAGCCTTCAACATCAGTTAAAGCTTTGGTATCAAATAAATCGCTTACACCTCTACCAACATCACCAAAATAGTCTTGAGAGTTTTGTCCCATTCTAGTAAATTTATCTCCAAAAGATTCTCCTTGTAAAATTTTTGGAGTTGCTTTTGTGCCTAAGTTAGCCGTAGCTACTGGATTTTGTGCTAAAAAACCACTGTTTGTTGTTAGCGCTGGTAAAGAGCCCGCTGCTTTTCCTGACATTGCTTGAGTAAATGGATCATACCCACCATACCCTGGAGCAGCACCTGATGTAGCTTGCTTTGCAGTTAATCCTGATAAGGCTTCTTTGTTTAATTCAGCATTGGTTGATCCTGTAATTGCCGCTGCTTGACCTGTTTTAGAAAAAGTATCGGCTAAACTTCCACCTCCATAAGCACCTAATCCTGACATTATGCCTGTACCTAAATCTCCTGTCATAGCATATGATAAGCCACCTACTAATAAACCTGCACCTAATGGTCCTGTGAACGGAGTTAACGCAGCTCCAACGCCCATAGGGATAAGACTACCTAGTGCACCACCTAAGCTAAACGCTTCTGGCATACCAGTATTAGGGTTCCTAGTCATTGTTGTTCCGTTAGCTAAAGCTAAACTTTGTAGTCCTTGAACCTCTTGTGGGTTCATATGAACTAACGTAGTATCACCATATCTACCTTGTTGTGCTAGGTCTTGTGCTGTTAGAAGATTGTTCATATTTTATCCATTAATATAAGTTGTATAATACCATTAAATGTGTTACGTATAAACCTTAATCTCGCCCAATATATTGTATTAGGCCATATGCAGACGGTATTGCTGGGCGTGCATAAGGTGACGATTGGGCTGCTTCATATTCTAAATAAACTCCATTAACTGGGCCTGATGTTGAATAAGCTTTCTCAGTTGCCCAGAAAAGTGCGACTTCTTCTCCTGCAGTAGCTTCCCATGTTATAAACCCTGCTAATGTTTGGTATGAGGGATTAGCTGCACTTTTAGCTGCAATTATTGTAAACTTGGTCGCACTGTTTGCTAAATCAACTCCATCAATCTGCATCCAAAACACTATATCATGCGCCGATGTATTATCTGTATTAACCGCTTGTAGGCTATACTCAATCTTGTATGTACCGTTATGGTCTGGGGTAGCTGTATTATTAGCATTTAAGGTAAACCCTTGCACATCATCCGCTGCTGACCACACTACTTTAGTCGCTGTATTATCTGCCGTTGCATACAAGTCTGACGCGCTATAGGCTGAGATGTGAGGGAAGTTAAGATGATACCCACCTACACCGCCATATAATGTCTGGTTAGTATCATCAAGCTGGTTAAAATACAAACGCAATTGGTTTCTAAACTGCGACTCATTCTGTATATTATATTCAGGCTCAGTTAATACTAAGTTAGGCGCCTTGGGGATATTCTGATGAGACATTAGCCCCTCCTACCATCAGGCCTTGCATCAACTCTTGGCATACCTAACTGCCACTGCACACCTATACCATCACTTTCAATTTTAAAATTCATTTGTCGACCCCGTGCCCTAACAAAAACTTGGTTAGTATACTGGTCAATAATCGCAGTTGATGTCGCAGGAGCAGTCGCAGTTACAACATCTCTTGCTAGTGTAGAACCCGCTACATCTGTTGTAGCTGCTGTAGCACCTGGGAAGTTTCTAACCCCTACTGTAATGGTAGCTTCAGGTGTTAAAACAGCGCCTGTCACAGAGTTATTTAAATCAGAATCAGTAAAGTCAACATCTGGAATAATACGACGTGTTAACATAAACTGATCGCCATCACCAATATCTATATCAGCAGACTGAATATAAGCACTAATACCTACAGGTGCAGCGCCCAATGGTTGCCCGTCGTCATTACCTTTTTCATGACTATACATCCATCCATCATTAAGTCCTGTTGGGTGGTCAGCAATCGTAGCATCAATCCATGCTGTACGCTCTAATGAGCCATAATACCAAATTTGGTCTTGATAATTGTAAATAACATAACTATCAATATCTGTAACACCAGAATTACCCGACATATAGAACCAAACAACTTCGTTAAATTCACGGTTTGTGCCCGCAAAGAAAATACTTGCTTGTTCTCTTGTAATATTGTCAAATACATGACGTTTGAGTGTACAAGGCAATGTATCTACACGACCAGAGTAAACAAAGAACTTATCGTTACCCATCCAGAACACCATGTTATTTGCTTCTGCTACAACTTTAGGGCCCATAATACTGATAGATGCAGATAATTCTTGCAAGCCAAACACTTCTTGTGTACCTAAAAACTGAATAGAAGTTAGTGAATAGTCTGTCCATACTAGGGTTTCTTGTCGGGTATTAATTGCTGCAATAATTTCAGAACCCGATTTAATCCGTAAAAAGCCTGCAGTATTGGTAGCCGTCGGTTGCCATTTTTCAGGTTCAGGACCTACCGTTGCATCTACATTAGACCAACGAATCATAAGTGGGTCATAGTTACCTAAATAGTCAGGAGAAGCAGCTCCAGCATCATACTCAGTACAACCCATAGCAAACAAATGACCTGTTGGTGCAAATAATATTAAGTTAACTTGTTGTGGAACAGCTACTGCTCCTGCTATAGAACTTAATTTTACTGCTCGATTACTAAAACTATTATTGTAAACCCAGTAGTATATAAAAGAACCTTTAACATTAAAGATTAAATCATTATTAAAATTATCTTGGAATATTGTTCGTGGCTGTAAATAAATAGGTAGTGTCGAACCTGAACCCCATGTACCTCTACCCCAAGTACCTGTACCCCAACCATAACCTAGTGTAGCAACACCATAACCTGTATTCCATTGAAACGCTGCACTAATCGCTGTACCACCCCCCGCAGCTACAACAGAGGTAGACGCAGTTGTTACTGTAATGGTAAATGTATTTGCATCAACATAAGTTATTACATGTTCAGCGTTAAGTTCACTTGCAGGTACACCACCTACAGGGCCTGTCGCACCACTAAAAGTTACATAGTCACCATCAACAGCGCCATGTCCTGTAATATTAACAGTGACTGTTGTAGTTGAGCCATCTGTTTGAAAGCAATTATCTGTTGTAGGTGTCGTTAATGTAGCTCTAATAGGTGTTACATCATAAACTGTCGTACCCGCAGCTACATGCATTTTTAAGTTAGTACCAATACCAAATATGCTATCGCCTGTGAGTGTATTATAAGAATATAAACTGCGCCCATCACCAACGTATTGGTTAAAGTTTTGAACTTCCCAACCGCCTATCTTTTCTGGAAAGCCTTGACGAAAGCGAATCTTATCGCATGCATACCAACCACCTTCTTGTGAGTAATTAGTTTTATCCTTGTTGATTCCTGGTTGAAATATTAATTTAGTTAAAGGCATCTTTATTTTCTCGCATTAATAGTGCATGTTCTGCAAATCGTCTTCTAATAAGACCTTTTAGTATACGGCCTCCAGCTCTACGGTATTTTAAAAGAACTTCTCCAGCCCTCTTTTTATCACCACGTTTAAAAGCTGACCGCACCGTTGATCGCTGAAATGTCCCCAAACCAAGATTAAAGCTAAAACTGACAAGAGCATCAAACTCAGATTGACTTGGTTGCACAGGATGTAACAAACGAAGTACTCCATTTTCAAATTTTAATAAGTCTTTTCGTAGTAAATCATTGATTTCATCGTCTCCCATTGAGCGATTCCAACTATCAGGGAGCTCAAAATCACGAGTGATAAGATGACCAACACCGACAGTCCAATACCCTGCAGGGCACCTGTAAGGTTTTTTAACAACGCCTTCAAAGGCTTTGATAAGCGCAATTCCTTCCTCCGATGTTTTCATCAATCATCCTTATTTCTTTTCCCACGTTCTGCTTCCAAACCAGAAGCCTATGATAGAAGCTACGATAGCCATTTCTTCTTCACTGAATACAATGTTCATTGCAGTTACAAAATCTGTTCCACTTTTTATCGCCCAAATCATTCCGGTAATATCAACAAATAAGAGAAGAGCAATAAAAATATAGGTGATAATGGGGCGAACACTAGCACGGAGATTAATAACCCAAGGAGACGCGCCGTTCGAGAGTTTTTCATCATGCTTGTAAAGCGCGAGTCGCTCTTGAGCGTACGTGTCCATCTCGACTTGGTCAGTTTTAAGTTCTTCAATTTTTTCTTGTGAGGCATAACCTGCTTTAGCCAATTCCATAGCTCTCCGCATTTCAATTTCTGCCATCTCACGTTCATGTTTTTGGTCACCCTTTTGCTTAAAAAAATCTAATACACTAGGTAATCCCGATGTAGCAAACCCTAATATCGCCGATAAAATACTTAACATAGTTTCTCCTATTTAAAATAAGGTCCTACCATCCATGTCACCACAGAATATCTAACCCCTTTTGTTACTGGCTCTACGCCATGCACCATGTATGAAGGAAATACTAGCACAGTTCCAGCTTGTTGTGGAGGATAAAATGGTGTTCCCCCTACATTGAGAAAAAATTTTCCACCTTCAAAATCATCATTCAAAAAAGCCAAAGCCGTAAGTTTCCTAGTCTCATCGGTGTGCATGTGAAATGTATCAACGTGCGGATTGTAATGTCCGTCTGGTTCATACATTAAAAACTCTGTTTGATTACTATGTGTAATGTTATATTGCCACCAATAGTGATTAGCATTAAGTGCGGTTGAGGTTAGTATGCCGCCAATGCCTTGGTTCTGTGGCAACATCAAACGCTTAACATCACGTATATCTTTATCAACTGTGCCTTCATCTCCACTACCACCAATAACAGGGTCAAGTTTGTCATGTTCTTCTTTACTGTATTCAGTAATCATATTCTGACAGAATGATGTGGTTAGATGTGATTCAAATACAGCACAATCTGTTAATACACGCTGAGTTTGTTGATGTGCTTTAGGCTTACCTAATGCTTCTCTACCATCATACTTCTCATCTTTGTGTGACCCATTAGCATCTACATAATGTAAGAATACTTGTGCTTGCCATTCACCTTGAGTGTATTCACCACGCCAATGCTCTACTTCTTGTCCACGATATAAAACAGCGTCGCCTACTTTCATATTGACTGCATGCCCATCCATAAAGATAGGCCATACCTTACCATCAAAGCCTAGCGTAACTGTTGCACTAATCTCACAAGCTGGTCGATCAGTATGCTTTTTTAATTCCTCACCTGGAGCATACAACCTAGCGTACGAATAAGTGGGTAATAACTTGAGTCCACTTGCCATTTCAAAGTGAGGTAATAAATCTTCTAATAACTTGTCAAATGTTTGATGCCCATGCACGGCTTGTGACTTTGGACATTGACTATCTTTTTCTGTTAAGCCATCCTTAACAGCTTGCTTTAGTATTTGTGTCAGCTCTGCACAATTCTGATCATCTAAAAAATCTTTTAGGTGAATATACTTCTTCTCTTTAAATACCCCGGCTGTGTGTGTCAATTTTTCCCTTTCTAATTATTCTGGTGGATTTGCTGGTTCAGGTACGTTTAGTATTCTACTATCACTACACCTGCTGCTCCGTTACCTCTATTTGGCGCTGGAGTTGGATTTCCAACCCCATACATATTACATGAACCTCCATTACCATAATTTGAGCCTACTTGTCCTATAGCATCAGCAGTAGGCAGACCTGTACCGCTAGCTGGTGTTTTTACCATAATGTTTTCTCCTCCTATTCCTTGGTTTTCACCAAAGTAAGAAGCCCCTCCTTTTCCTTTTACAACCATTTGAAGGGGTCCTACATAAGGAGGTCTTCCATATCCACCGACCCCACCTGTAAGGTTAATTGTGCCTCCAGAACCAGCTCCTCCAGCGCCGCCAGCAGCGAAAGGACTAGGTGACCCAGAACCACCTCCACCACCAGTAGCAGAACAATAAGCACCAAATGATGAAGTTCCACCAGCAGCTCCTGGACAAGTTGCATCAGGATAAAGATTACCTCCTTGTCCTCCTGCACCAATAGTAACTGGAACAGGTGAAGTAGGTATAGTTAAAACCTCAATAGCGGTGCCACCACCACCGCCGCCGCCGCCGCCATTAATTCCTCCAGCAGGGTAACCATGTGCCCCACCACCACCTGCGCCAACAACAGTAACTTTTACTTTAGTTACAGAACCAGGATTAGTCCATGTGCTAGTAGAAGTTATAACATCCATATTAGAGAATCCACCGCCGCCAGTAGAAGCGATAGTAATTGAACCTGCACCATTAGTAACTGCTATACCTGAGCCAGCAGTTAGTGTAGCTTTAGTTAATGTATTGCCAGTAGTGTTACCAATAAGAAGTTGCCCATTAGTATATGATGTTTGACCTGTGCCACCCTTGCTCACAGCAACTGTACCTAGTGTAGTTGTAATAGATGTTGTGCCTGAACCTGTAACATCGCCTGAAAGTGTAACAGTTTCATTGCCTGTAATAAAACCTGAATTATTGGTGAGTGTTGATATGTTGTCTCCTGGTTGCAATGCTGAATCAGCAGTTGTTCCTTGAGCAGCAGTTGCATAATCTGTAGAAGCTGTAGTAGCAGCTGTGCCTAACCCTAAACTAGTTCTTGCAGTGGCGCCTGACTCCACAACCCAACCGGTAGCACTACCAACAATAAAGTTCCCATCAGCTGACGATAGTCCAGCGAGTGTAGTTAGATCAGCATCATAAGCTTGAACTGTTGAACCTATATTAGTAGTATAAACTCCGTTTGTTACAGTTCCTGCGTTACCTGATACATCGCCTGTTACATTACCTGTTAATGCCCCTGCAAACGCTGTAGCAGTGACTGTGCCTACTACATCAAGTGCTGTTGTTGGGTTTGTTTTGCCAATACCTACTCGGTTGTTAGTAGAGTCAACATGAAGTGTATTAGTATCAACAGTAAAGTCACCATCAAATGTAACTGCACCTGTGTAGGCCGTTGTTAAGATTGTGCCGGTGACTGCTGGAAGCGATATGGTATTAGACCCTGCAACTGCGGGTGCAGAGAGGGTTATGGTTCCGCTGGTATCGCCTGCTATAACTATTGAACTCATTTGTTACTCCTATTTATTATTCTGGTGGGCTGTCTGCTTCTACCCAGTTAGTTATATCTTCATCCCATGTGTATATCTTTTCATCTGTTGGCATAGGCACAGGAGCTTCCCATGTCCATGTAGTTTCATTTAGTGTCCATGATGGATAAGGTTGTGGTGCGTAGAATACATCGTTAGTTGCGTCATAGGTATAACCAATACCAGCATAATTACCTCGTAGTGGTCTGCCTTCTGGATGTTGATTACCATGTGTATTGTAAGATGTTTGTATCCATTCGCCTGGACTAGAGTCTACGAAGGTTTCAAAGAAGTCTGCTTCAGCGACTATGACCTGTTCTACTAATCCGTTATTTACTTTTGCGTAGTGTGACATATATATTCTCCTTAAGCTGTATAAGTTCCTGATGATGTAAATTTAATTATAGTGTTAGCACCTGATGTAGTAACTGTAGGGCTCCCTGTTGTAGTTCCTGTGTATTTAGCGGTAGGAACACTTAATATTACTACTCCAGAGCTACCATTTCCTCCGTTACCGTTCTGTCCACCACCGCCGCCGCCAGAGCCTCTATTTGCTGTCGCATGAGAAGCACTTGCCCCTGTTGTTCCATTTGTTGCTCCACCGCCACCATTTGTTCCTCCAGTTCCAGCGTTCCAACTAGCTCCACCACCACCACCGCAATAAGCAATACTAGTTCCTGTTATTGAACTATTAAATGATGCTCCTCCATTTCCACCAGCAGCATAAGCTGAATCTGACCCAGCAGATGTTTTTCCACCACCACCTCCGCCAGCAGGTTGATAAGAACTACCCCAACCACGACCACCAGCAAACCCTACTCCAGAAGTTCCTGTTCCTCCAAAACCACCAGCACTACCATTGCCTTGACCACCAGCAGTAGAACCTGACCCACCACCACCAGATGCCCCATTATCCCCTGTAAATGGTGAAAGAGTACCGCTACCTCCACCACCTCCTGCTTGTGTTATAGTTGTAATTCCAGTTCCTGAAAATGTAGTTGTTCCTCCAGTTCCACCCTTTACGGAATAACTAGTGCTTCCAGCTCCACCAGCAGCAATAGTAGCTGTATATACAGTTCCAGGAAATAAATTTAATGACCCCTCTTCATTTCCACCTGCACCGCCGCCACCACCTGCACCTCTACCTCCGCCACCGCCGCCACCACCTAATACTAAATAATCTGTTGGAACAACATATGGACCAACTGTGAATGGTTGCCAACTACCTGCTCTGTATGTTTCCACTTCAGATTCAGTAGTGTTATATCTAATCATGCCAGTTGATGGACTTACTGGTCTTTGTGCTGTTGTACCAGACGGTACATCAAAATAACCAGTAGACGTTGTTGGGGTATCATACGCTGCTCCGCCTACATCAGCCCATGTCATTGTACCGTCACCATCTGATGTTAAAGCCTGCCCTGCTGTACCGTTACCAGATACATTAAGTTCACTAGCTCCAACTGCATTGGCTGCAATATTAGTAGCAAAAGATAAGTTTGCACTACCATTAAATGTGCCAGATGTACCTGTTACATCACCTGTAAGTGCAATAGTTCTTCCTGTTTGTAATGTTGTAGCAGTCGCTGCATTGCCTGTACATGATGCAGACGAGCCTGTGGTTGAACTTGATGTAGTTGCATTACCTGATAGTGCTGCGGTAATTGTTCCTGCACTAAAGTTACCTGAAGCATCACGCTTAACAATAGTACTTGCAGTATTTGCATTAGTTGCATCAGATATGTTAGCAGAAGTATGATTGTGTGAATTGTCTGCTACTGTAACAGTAATTGCAGTTGTACCAGAACCTGATGCGTCACCTGATAATGTAATTGTTTGATTGCCTGTAATATAGCCAGAATCATTAGTAAGGTCTGATATATTATCACTTGGTTGTACTGCAGAGTCTGCTAATGAACCTTGAGCGGCTGTAGCGTAGTCAGTAGAAGCTGTAGTGGCAGCTGTGCCTAAACCCAAACTGGTTCTGGCTGTAGCTCCACTTTCAACAACCCAACCTGTTGCGCTTCCTACGATAAAATTACTGTCTGCAGATGATAATCCAGCAAGTGTAGTTAGGTCTGCATCATAGGCTTGTACTGTTGATCCTATATCAGTTGTATAAACTCCATTAGTAACGGTACCCGCATTACCAGATACATCGCCTGTAACGTTGCCTGTGAGAGGCCCACTAAATGCTGTAGCTGTTGCCGTACCAACAACTTGAAGTGTTGTGCTTGGAGATGCAGTACCAATACCTACTTTGTTATTAGCAGAGTCAACGACGAGCGTAGTGGTATCCGCGGTTAAATCAGTCGTAGTAAGACTTGTCAAGCCAGTAATAGTTACTGAGCTTAACGTAGATAACCCGGTTATGGTTCCGTCGCCGTTGAGTGATACTGCCATTTAAGTCTCCTAAGTTTTAGCAGGTTCTTTTGCTTTTTCTTTTGTTTCTGCTAATGATTGTTTTAACATTTTAATAAAAGCATCTTTTCCTACTGTTAGTTGGTCTAAGTTAAACCTAGTCCCTTTAATTTTCTTTTCTAAATCAGCAACGTGGTTAAGCACTGTTTGCTGTTCTACTGTCATATTTTCTAATATATGATCTTCACCATCTATTGTGATGGTTGTTTTTTTGTCTTCTGCCATTTTTTTCTCCTTTTTAAGCAGTTAATAAAACTTTTTATTCTGGTGGGCTGTCTGGCATAGGTTCACTAGCTGGTTTTATATAACAAACCCCATCTTTATAATACCACTCATCTGCTACACAATCATCTGCACAATCTACCCATATTAATGTTTGATATACTTCAAAAGTAGCATCATCTGCAACTACTTCTGCGACACGTTGAGTGTCTTCTATTGTACTGTAGGTAGGATCATATTCTTGTGTTTCTGCATTCCATGTCCACGCAGTTACCCAACTAACGTTGTTTATACATGTTGTATCAATTAATGCTTTCATTTATTGCTCCTAAAATTAATATTCTACTAATATTACTCCTGGTGCGCCAGCAGTAGGGTATGAGCCCGCAGTAGGTCTAGGTGAACCATTGGCTTTACCACCATTACCATAAAGGCCACCAGGTGAACCATTATATAAATAAGCAGGGCCGAATTTGTTGCCATTCAGACCTTGATTACTATTTGGAGTGGAATAACCGCCAAATATACTTGCCCCACCAGCTCCAATACCAGTTAATGACGTGGGAGTAGGGCCAGGACTACTATATCCTGGATGACCTGGTCGTCCTGTAAAATTTAATAATCCACCTGATCCAGTACCACCCTCTCCACCAATACCTTCAGTTGTAGCTGGAGTTGACTGCGTTCCACGAACACCGCCAGTAGCAGAACAATAAGCACCAAAAGAAGAAGTGCTGCCTGGAGTTCCTAGCCAAGGACTAGGATAAGGAATTGGGGCTGTTGTGCCACCTGCCCCAATAGTAACAGGAACGGGTGATGTAGGAATATTTATATATTCTATGGCGTGACCGCCAGCACCGCCACCGCCACCATTAGAAACATCACCAGGAGCGCCATAAGCAGATGCACCCGCCCCGCCCCCACCGACAACAGTAACCTTAACCTTAGTAACAGAACCAGGATTAGTCCAAGTTCCAGAAGCAGTAATAATATCCACATTAGAAAAACCACCCCCAGCACTAATACCTGTTAAACCAGAACCATCACCACTGAATGCTGTTGCCGTAACTGTACCACTAACTTCTAATGCTGTACTAGGACTACTTGTACCAATACCTACATTACCACTAGAGTCGATACGCATGCGTTCTGCACTTGCATTTCTATCTCTAAATGTTAAGTATCCTCCACCAGCACTACCATCACCCCAAACAAGAGAACCATTTAAATCACTTAATTTTAAAGCTGCTATACCACTAGTACCAAGATTGCTAACAGTTAATCCAACATCAATATCTAATTGTGGGTTAGCAGTATTATTTGAATAAGCTACGCTTAAAGGAGCATTAGGACTACTAGTACCAATACCTACATTACCAGTAGAGGTGATACGCATTGCTTCTGTGCTATTAGTTTCAAATGCTAAAGAATTATCTGCATTTCTGTGTCGAATAGCGGTAATGTCTGGGTCATCAGCGTCTCCAAATGTTATTACTGACTGCCCAGTAGACCCAGTAGACCCAGATAATATATTTAAATGAGTACTACTTCCAGACGCTCCAGTGGATTGTAGACTTAATGCTGTAGAAGCATCTATACCTGATATTGTTGTTCCATTTCTTTGTATAGTTAAAGGAGCACTAGGACTACTCGTACCAATACCTACATTATTATTAGCAGAGTCTACATAAAGCGTATTTGTGTCTACAGTGAGGTCAGCATTAATCGTTTGATTAGCAGTGAATGTATTAGCCACATCGTTTTTGGTTGTATCGGCATCGTATGCTTGAACTGTTGAGCCAATGTCACTAGATTGTAAGGCAGAGTCTGCTAATGAACCTTGAGCGGCTGTAGCGTAGTCAGTAGAAGCTGTAGTGGCAGCTGTGCCTAACCCTAATGATGTTCTAGCGGTTGCACCTGATTCTACTACCCAACCAGTAGCACTCCCTACTATGAAGTTTCCATCTGCTGAAGATAAACCACCAAGCGTTGTTAAGTCTGCATCGTATGCCTGTACGGTTGAACCTATATCTCCAGGTTGTAGAGCTGAATCAGCAGTTGATCCTTGAGCGGCTGTAGCGTAGTCGGTAGATGCGGTAGTTGCTGCAGTTCCTAAACCTAATGATGTTCTAGCTGTAGCTCCACTTTCAACAACCCAACCGGTAGCACTTCCGACAATAAAGTTTCCATCGGCTGACGATAGTCCAGCGAGTGTAGTTAGATCAGCATCATAAGCTTGAACAGTAGAACCAATGTCACTAGATTGTAAGGCAGAATCTGCTAATGAACCTTGAGCAGCAGTCGCATAATCTGTAGAAGCTGTAGTGGCTGCAGTTCCTAAACCTAATGTTGTTCTTTGTGCTGCAGCATCTGCATCATCTAATATAGCTCGCCCAGCAGCGGTTAAATCTGTTACTGCATACGTATCTGACGCAGTTGCATAAATCATTTTATTTGCGGCGGTTGTAAGTCCTGCAATACTTGTTAAACCTGCATCATAAGCTTGAACTGTTGATCCTATATCAGTATCTACAACAACATCAGAACCACCTACTTGAAGGCTTCCAGCATCAAATGTGCCGGTAACACTAAAACCAGAAGAAGTTACAGTGGCTATCGTAGTGCCGTCTGATTGAAACGAAAACGATCCGCTTGCATCGGCTGTAGTTTCTAGTCCGCCTATCCCTGTTGTTAAAGCATTAATTGTAATTGCCATTTAGTTACGCTCCATCATTCAGTGAGCCTACATTAGCAGGCTGGTCTGGTAGCCAATCTGTAAATTGTAATCGTTGTGTAGGCATATTAAGTCTTCATTATGTATGCAAGAGCATAGTAAGGAGGTAAATTAGCATTAGTCCCACTAGAGCCTGCTGAAGCAATACTTATGCCAGTTGTTGCGGAAGCTGACGTTCCCGTGACTGACGTTGCTGTTTGAATAGTACTCCTAAATACAGCTCCATTAGTTGAATTTTGAGCAGCATCACCACCTGTATTAATTTGATAACTACCAGCACCATGAGTATGTCCAGAATCAGTTAATGTATGCGTATGGCTAACAGTAATAGCATCTGCACTACCACCTGTTGCATCTACTGCATAAGTGCTACCTGCACCTACTACAAATCTATCTCTTAAATCAGGAGTGCCACTTGTTCCATCACACAATGCCCAACCACTAGGTATAGTTCCTGTAGAACCTGACCACAACATAATCATGCCAGATACAAATGCCGTTAGTGTAGTCCATGTAGGAGTATTGCCTGCTCCTGCTGAGGTTAAAAACTGTCCTGCTGTACCCGCTGCACCATCTAATGTAAGTCCTCCAGTGACTGCTAGTGTACCTGATGAGGTTGCTGTGCCTGAAGCAGTAAAGTTTGTAGTGGTTAAATTAGATAGCCCAGTAGCAGATCCACCAGAAATAGAAACGGAAGTACCGTTTTGTGTGGCCATCGTGCCTAAACCTAAATTAGTTCTAGCAGTCGCTGCATCAGAAGCACCGGTACCACCATCCGCTACAGCTAAATCAGTTGATAAAGTTAAAGAAGATAAGTGTGTTGTGGCATCAACAACATTAGTGCCATCATTAAATAACACCATTGTTTTACCTGCTGGAACAGCAATCCCTGTACCTGTTGAGTTTTTAACTGTACAAGCATCAGCAAGACCATTATTAACTATGTATTGTTTTTCAATTGCTGGAACAGTAAGAACTCTAGCACCGCCTGACGTGCCTGTTAAATTAAGTCGTAAGTTTCGTGCTGTTTGAGAGGCATTGGTATTTGATAAAGAAATAGTGACATCACCACTTGAGAATGCAACGTTAGCAGAGCCTGTAATAGCTTCTTCAACTGCCGTACCTAAGTTAGTATTTGTAGTCGTACCCCAGGTACCGGACTGTTCTCCTGTAGCAACAAGTTCTATTTTTAAATTTGAATAAGTACTAGGCATAATTTAATCCTTTAATTATCATTATTTTAACTTGATTCTCCGCCCATTGGAAGACTCGTTACATAGACTGTAATGTGTTTTTTTTCATTCCAAGGTTCTCCACAATCAGAACATGTACCAGAATTATATTCTTCTGCATCAACTTCCATACTACAATTTGCACACTCTAAATAAGTTTCATATTTATTAACGACGGTTCCGTCTTCTAAAGTTTTTGCTTCTACTATCATATTATCTCCTTATGCGGCTATATCTAGCCAGTTTGGTGTTTGTGACGTATTCACATCTGACCAGCTGTTTGTTTGTGAGTCATTAATATCAACCCATCCAGCACTTTGGCTATCGTCAATATCAGTCCACACTAACACTGTATTTAAATTAACTACCCCAACAACACCTGTAACATTTACGATAGCATTACTGGTTACGGATACAGTTCCTATAACACCACTAGCAGTTACTTCAGTAACACTTACAATAGCATCGCCGGTAACTGTTTCTTCACCAAGAACACCTTCAGCTGTAACCCCTGTTAAAGTTACACTTGCATCACCTGTGACTGTCTCTTCGCCAAGTGTGCCTTCAGCTGTAACGCCTGTAACATCTACAGTAGTTATTACTTCTACTGTTACATCACCTACATCACCTTCAGCTGTAACTCCTGTTAAAGTTACACTTGCATCCCCTGTGACTGTCTCTTCACCGAGTGTGCCTTCAGCTGTAACTCCAGTGACACTTACAGTAGCGCCTGCTGTTATGGTTACATCATCGATAACGCCTTCAGCAGTAACTCCAGTAACACTTACAGTAGCATCACCAGAAACAGTTTCTTCGCCTAGGGTTCCTTCAGCTGTAACGCCGGTAACATCTACAGTAGCGCCTGCTGTTATGGTTACATCATCAATAACGCCTTCAGCTGTAACGCCAGTAACATCTACAGTAGCCCCACCAGAAATAGTCTCTTCGCCTAGTGTGCCTTCAGCAGTTACTCCAGTAACACTTACAGTAGCACTACCAGAAACAGTGGCTGTGCCTATATCACCTTCAGCAGTAACTCCTGTTACAGGAATACCAACTTCTACTTCTACATCGCCTAGTACACCTTCGGCAGTTACTCCAGTTAAAGTGACGCTTGCATCGCCAGTGATGGTTACATCATCAATAACACCTTCGGCAGTTACTCCAGTTAAAGTGACGCTTGCATCGCCAGTGATGGTTACATCATCAATAACACCTTCGGCAGTTACTCCAGTTAAAGTGACGCTTGCATCACCTGTGACTGTCTCTTCGCCAAGTGTGCCTTCAGCGGTCACTCCGGTGACACTTACAGTAGCACTTGCTGTTATAGTTACACTATCTAATACACCTTCAGCCGTAACGCCGGTAACCGCTACAATAGCACCAGCAGATACTGTTTCTTCTCCTAATACACCTTCAGCCGTAACGCCAGTAACAGCGACCTCAACTGATGTTCCCCCTAGTGAGGAAAACGGGGCACTAGAAAAAGGGCTGTCTGAAAACATTTAGAGCACCAGCCATCTTGATCCTGTTGGAATGGTAACTGTAACGCCTGAAGTTACAGTCATGGGGCCTGTGCTCGTTGCATTATATCCAGTAGGAATTGTATAGTCTGAGCCTACTGTTTTATTATTAACAAATAATCCGTTTGAAGCTGTCATTTCTTGTCCAGTGATTTCACCAGACACATCAACATCTCCGTTGCTATCAGAATACACGGATTTACCTGCAGGATACACACAAAAAACATCTTTAGTGCCCGCAGAAAAATTAACTAAACTACCAGAGTTAGAGGAAGCTAGGACTGTATCACGAGATAAAGTAGTACCTGATGCCGTATATTGACCTAGACCTACTTCCCACTCATCTCCATTTGATAGAGCTATCGTGTAATACGTAGTATTACCGTCGCCTATGGCTGAAAAAGATTGAAAATCTGTAACGGCGCCAGCAAGCGTAATGGTAGTAGTACCAGTCGAAGTTGTGGTCTCTTTTACTCTGTCTTTTAAAACAAGAGCCATATTAACCTCCTATTATGGAGCAGTTATTCTAATAATAGCGCTTGTAGCATCAGCAGTTGGGAAGTTAATTGTAAATGTTCCCGATGTTGATGTTTTGTCTCCACCAAAGTCTAAAACTGCTACAGATTTATTACTATTAGAAGAGTTATAAATTAATGCTCCTCGTGCTGTAATAGTTGCACTAGACCATGACGTATTACTAAATCCTAGAAAAGCTGTTGTTGAACTAGACTGAGGTATTGTACCAACAGTAAGTGTATTACCGCCTGTAGTGTAGTTTGTACCTGTACTTGTAACTTCATTAGTATCTGTAGGATCTGCTGTGCCATCTGATGGGGCTGTATATGCTGTTGTACTATCACCTAATGTTGCTGACGATGTATACAAAGCTATTTTAAATGTATCTTGTGTGTTAGAACTTAAAGCTCTATTGGTCGTATTAAAGTTGTGTCCCCCACTTAAGATATCCACTTTAAACGACGTACACATTGCTTGTGAAATTGCCATTTTAATTCTCCAATAGTTTAATTATTTCTGAATGTCCTGCTTCTCGCAATCTATTCGCTAATGTTACGCGGTCAGACTCTACCGCTGATTTTAGAGCTTCTACCAAAACCTTTCTGATATAGTCTCTAAAAGCTTCTGCTTGATCCCTAATTAAAGGGTTTGCATCTTTACTTACATACATGATTTTGCTTAATGCAAACTCTGCTATTTCTTCGGGCGTATGGCCTCGACCATGCGTTGTATGTACTTCATAATTCATTAATCCATCAATATTCATACCTCTCCTTTCTTATTGAACAGGGTATCGAGCCTGTCCAGTTCTATATGCATCTGTTCTGTCTTTACCATCGCCTAGTTGTTTAAGCATTGATAAAGCATCTGTATAACGTTGATTATAATTAGCTAAAATATCAGCTTCTTCTTTCATGTAAGTAGCCGCTTCCAAAAGAGTTCCATATAGTAAAGCACTACTAAAATTGTTCCCAAGCCAAGTAGTCCCAGCAGTAACAATAGAAGGGGGATAATAAAAAAAGTGCAGCTCAACAGTATAATTATCGTCTGGCGTAGGCCCGAGAATAAATGTGTTATCATCGAAAATACCATAGTATTTAGGTTTCCCATAAAAAGCAGCGTCCGTATCAGGAAAAGATTCCCTTATAAAATTAACATCTTTATTTAAAAGATAAGTGTATTCATTGTTGCTATCAATCACAGCTAAACTATAAGTTGCAAGCCAATCAGAAGGCGTAGTTAAATATTTATTACCTGTTGTCGTTGTGCCTACTTGATTACGTCGTAAGTCTGGAATCTGCACTGTATTATAAATGCGTTCTTCCGCTTGTTTAATAAACGTATCAATATCAGTTGTACTAAACTGGTTCTCAGTATAGCTTTGTACTTCAGCTACGAGTTGTGCATATGTTAAAGCCGCCATTGTTTATCCTTATGCCATAGGCCCACGAGCCATTGTACCTTTTGTAGCAGCGCCTGTACCTCTGATTTTAACACCAGATGTTTTGACATCCTTTTCAGGATAGCCATTTGAATTAACTGCGGGTCCTGGTTGAGGCTGTTTATAACTTGGTTTACATCCTTTTCTATCGTTGTTCATATTATACTCCTAAGTAGTTGTTACTGTAACAGTTCCTATTGCCCCTGTCGCTTCTAAATTATCTTCTAGTCCTGTTAATTGCAATGAATTATTAAGTCCTACTGGATCCCAACCCCACTGATAGTTACGCGAATCCACTAAATTTGTATCAGGTCTTGGATCTTGCACTGCCTGCGGATCATCAACAGGATACATACCCTGCATATTTTGTGGGTGATCTGGTTCCCAACAATTTTTACAAACTTTTATGTGAGTATCTGTAGTTCTAACATATAAAGACTTTAACTCTTTTAATTTATATTGAAACCCACATCTATCACAATCTGCGATTGCATGTTTGCCAGAGGTATATCGTCTACCCATGTTTGCCCCTATATATGCTGATACCTAGGTGCGAGTCTTAAATCAGCTTTTTCTCTATCTTCAGTAGATGCTAACATCCATTGTTCTTCATACTCTTGTTTTAACATTTGCATTCTATCTACTGCACCTGGTATTTTTAAACTTAAATAATACGCTAATCCTGCAACTAAACAAGGGTAAAACCTAAATGGTATTTCTTGCGTATTAACACCGTTACCTGCATCATCTAATCTTTTTAGTTTCCAATACACAAACGTGTAATTGTTTGTATCAGGTACAGGCCATACATTAATAGTAGGTTGAGTTACTTGTCTGTTTACCCACACCTGTATTGGTTTGCCTGTGCTATTTTTATTTGGAATTAATCCCCATGTAGGAGCTGAGATTCGATTAATATTAATATCGTTTTGAGTAGTACCTGAACCTGTCCTAATAACTTGTTCAATAATATCAATGGTGTCAGTAGGTAGATTATAAGTTGCAGTACCCGAGACTAAACTAACTGTGCCTTCTTCGATTGTCCAAAGATTAACGCCTCTGTTTGCCCACTCTGCTGTAAGCAAATTTAAACTGCGTCTTGCAGTTCTTAAGTCATATCCAGTTCTAAGTTCAGCACCACATCTTTCAAATGCTTCTTCTACAATCTCGTTGAGATCTGGATTAAATGTTGTTGTTCCTGAAGTTGCCATATTATTATCCTAATTTTATACAACCAGCATGATTCATGCAGGGCCAGTCTGTATACATTCTTCCACCACATGAATCACCTGTTATGTATATAGGTTCGTTTTTTAAAAAAACGTTTGCTCTTGTTTCTACAGCATACCAAAGCACTGCTGTAATAAAAACAATAATTAAATAAGTTATAAAATCTTTCTTGTTCATTGAAACTATTTAATTAGTGCCACCAGCTTGTCATCCATCCCCATACGTCATGCCAGTGATGAGAAACCCATTTTTCCCAAACCCATGTCCAGACAACTAACGCTGCCCAGTGTTCCCAATTCCATTCCATAATAATCTCCTATTTCTTTTTTCGTTTAAGAGACGCAACTCTACGGGGTTTACCTGCAGGTTGCCCCAAGCTTTTCTTTTGCGCTATTCGCGAACGTTTCTCTGCGGTGGTCATCTCTCCTGATGTTTTAGGAGTCTTATTAGACACACGTTTGCTAGGTCTACAATAGGGAGTACCTCGAGACTCTCCTTTACTGCGACCACAGGCTTTACCGGTTCTTACATCTTTCCATTCTTCTTTGAACCAGCGTTTAAGTGCAGCGCCTTTAGCTGTCTTGCGAACTGCCATTATTTTCCTCTGTTTTTTCTACACTTAGCAATAGCTCCTGAAGCATAAGCGCTAGGAAATACCTTATACTGAGCTTTTACTTTTTTGTAGCAAGCATCTTTAACTGAGCCACCTTTTTTAAGAGCAACGGGCTTTTTAATTTTACCCATGCCACGACAGGCCATCATATGAAGCGTCCTTTTGTTCTACCTTTTTTACAGATACCATCACCACGATGTGCTTTTACTGAACCGCCGCGTTTCATTTTAATTTTACCGCCATATTTTTTCTTTTCTTTTTCTTTATATTCTCTAGCTTTTGCAGCATCTTCTACGCCTTTTTCATACCCTTTATGCCCTTTCCCTTCTTTAACATATCCAGGTAATGCTTCAGTTAGAAGCTCATCTAATTTTCTTTTAAAAGGGCCTTTAAGTCCAGAACGAACTCCACGTTCATATCCACTAGCAAAAGTTTCTTTAGCGTTTTGTGCGTCTTTTATTCTTTCTGATAAAGACTTTTTTTCTTTTTTATCTGGATCAGCCATAATTACACCATCCTTCCTTTTGTTTTACCACGAACACAAATGCCATCACGTTTACACTTAGATTGTTTTTTATGAGCTGAATCTTTCATAACTTTCCCATCTGGCATACGATGATAACCCTTTTTAACTTTACCGCCTTTTTTCATATACCCCATATTATTACGAACACTTTCAGGTAATTTTTTTAAGCCTGGATTGTCTGGTGTTTTTAGCATACCGCCTTCAGCTTTTTTATGAACCCGACCACCACAGCGCAACTCTTTTGCCGCATCTTCCAAATCTTTATTTTTTTTCTTTTGCGTTTTTAAAAATTCCGGCGTAATTGCGTTAAGTATACTTTCTCTAAAACTTCTATTTTCTTCTGTGTCTCTTTTCTTAACGTCTTCAGCTGCTTTTTTTGTTTTAGCATCCATAACTTGATCATCTTTTTGCTGCTTTGTTGAACTACCCATTTATTTTCTCCTAGTCTTTTTCTTTTTAGTAAATTCTTTGCCTACCTTTTGTGGTACGCCTACCTTCTTAGCAAACTTAGGATTATTAGCCACGGCTTGCATAAACTTTTTTTGCTTTTTACTTTTTGCCGGCATCGCGTTCTCTTTCTAAAGCTTTAATGTATTCTCTGTGTTTCTTAGCATCAAACTTTTTGCCTTGCACAGGTTTTACAGGTTCTTCTTCAGTTTGAACAGCTACTTCTGGTTTGCATACAAAGAGTTCTTTTAAAAATTTAAACATATTATTTCATCCAGTACCCGGCTATAAATGCTATAGCAGCAGCAAATCCGCTGAACATATACATAGCGACTTTCTTACCTCCACTAAGCTCAGACAGCACTTTTTCAATATTATCTATTTTGGTATCCATCTTATCAACTTTTACCATAATGTGATCTATATCACGTTTCATATGATCTATCTCCGCTGAATGAACTGCTACAGCTTCTTGCACTTTTTCCATTTTAACATTTCCACCTTCTACGCGCTTGACGTAATCTTGAATTAGGGTCTTTTGCTGCTTTTGGAAAATCTTTCATTTGACCTGCAGAACGAGCACAGAACGACTTACGTCGTTTAGCATCTTTAGAACCTTTTTTTGGATTTCCTGTAACAGCGGTTTGTAATTTAGAACCAGGATTAGCACGACGATAGGCTGCGACACCTTTCTTCGTCATACCTGCACCCTGCTTAGTCGGGCGAAAGTTACCCGACTTTACAGAAGTTTTAATCCCCATTCCCTTTTTCTTAGTCGTTGCCATTTATACGCAATCTCCTAGAGCTTCCCACAGTCTTTTTAGTTCTTCACGCTTTTCTTCGCATTTTTCACTTTCTTTTTCCAAAGACTTGTCAGGTTCTTCTTCCATGATTAACCGTAGAATATTGTCACTGCGTCTGCATTGGTTAATGCGCAATAGACATCAGTTTCAAACAATATTCCCTCACCTGGAATAAATACATCGTTACTACTTACCACGGCTGGAGTATTCACTGTTAACTTAGTTGCGCCGCCAGAACCACCGTCTTTTAGAACGATAGTACCTGCGGTACCAGTTGAACGATAATGAATACTCTTCACTCTGGCACGATGTCCTACAGGAGTACCTGTTGCCCCAGTTTGCGTGGCGGCTTTTACATCGGTTTGTTGTGCCATGTTAGCCTCCTAATTAAGCAATAGTTGCGAGTGGTGTAGAAAGTGTTTCAGCTTTCCATGTAGAGTTAGCACCATCATCAGTGATACATGTTAGTTTAACTCTTGCATTAACTGCTGTTGAGTTTACTAAAGTTAATGTATCGCCTGCAACGTCACTTGCTGGGTTAGCAGCTGTGCCACCCATAAGAGATAAAGCACCGTAGAAATTAGATACTGCTGAACCTGGTAATACAAATGTTACTGTTGTACCAGCACCTACTGCTGTAGTAACAAAGAATTCATAGGTTGTACCTGGGTTATCTGTGCTTAGAGCTGGCATATTAACAACAATATCACCTGTACCATCAACAGTAAAAAGAGTACCTGATTGAGCACGAGTAAGTGTTGTTGTAACTGCAGCACCTGTGTTAAGAGTTGTATTATCTACTACGACTGGTCCATTAAAGCCAGCTGTGGATGTGACTGGACCTGAAAAGGTTGTACTTGACATTTTGATTTCTCCATACAAAGTTAAGCTTATCCGTCGTGTATGCGTCTGCTGGGGCAGTCTGATAAGCTGGATGTTCCCAGATAAATAAAATCATACGCTATTTCATGTAATTATACAACAAAAAAGAGGCGCTAGGCCTCTTAATGTGGTGCTTTTAAAATATTACCCCTTTTAAACGGTTCAGGCTGTTTCCTAGCCACCGTACCGAATAGATAATAAGTTTTTAAATTATATACTTACTTGTTGCATACGTACATAGTTACTTCAAAGCCAAATCTCATTTCTGTAGCTGCTGGTTTAGTCCACATAATGTTTCTCCTTAAGTTTAGATTCTGTATTACATGTAATACAGTTAGACGTATAGTAACAAAGGATAGTATTAAAGTATCTAATGAAATGTATGAGTTTTAGGTAAAGAAAAACCCAGCCGAGAGGGAGCTGGGTTTTTCAGGAGGAGTGCGCTTACAAATTAAGCAGCACCTTGAGAGCCCCACATGCCGAGGGGATCTGACCAACCAAATGAATAACGCTCACGAGCTTTGTAACGTACGTTACCTGTGTCGAAGTCGCCGTCCATTGATGTAGTTAATGGAGTACGAACAAAATGTTTCATACCATTAGGTACATCGGTTGTTAAGAAGTATCCATCTGTATCAGTCAAGAAATGATTGATAGCATAGCCTTCTGGAATCGCACCATTTGACTTGATCGCGTTGATGTCGTTATCAGCAGTACCGACACGTTGTTCAGTATCTAATAAACGAGTTGCAACGAATTGCAAGTTTGGTGGGATTACTAATTTACGTGGTTTAGCAGCAATTAATAAACCTCTTTCATCTGTCCATCCTGCGATTTGAATCACAGCATTTTCTAATGAAGTTTCGTTTAAGTCGGCAGCAACTGCCTGTGTATTACTGTTAGTACCACCATTTACTAGAGGGTGATCTGTAGCAAATAAAGCTTTGCCATCACCACCTACATAACTACCACTAAAACCGTTGTTAAGAACGTTAGCAGCTTTCACTTGTTTAGTGTTAGCCATTGAACGTGCTAATGCTTTAGTGTAACGAGCAGATAAAGTGTCGTAGAGGTTATCTTCAACAGCTTCTTCTGTTAGTGAGAAACCTAAAGCAATGGTTTCGTGGTTGTATCTAGCTGTCCAAGCTTCTTGAGCATTGTCATAAGAGATGGCAGAACCTTCTCCTTTAACAGGTGCATTACCAAAGCCTGATAGTTTTGTTTCTTCTTCAAAGGATCTTTCTGAAGTTTCAGACTCGTAGATCTCTTTGTGCTCTTCGCCATAACGCTGGTATTCCATTCCGAATAAAGCATTAAGGCCAGGGAGCAATTCTTTTAATAACTGCGCTCTTGAAATTGCCATGATTTATTCTCCTTATAAGCCAGCATCACTTGTGAAGCGATGGAAACTTGGGTTAAACTTAACTAACACTGCTGCAGTTGATACATCTGGAGCTAGAGCAACAATTTTAAATGCTTTAGCTGTAGTAGCAACTGTTGCGTCTAACTGAGAGTTAGATACACCAGTAGTGGTAGAACCAGTAGAAGTAGTTTGCGCTGTAGCAAAAGTGGTGTTAGTACCAACCATTGTTTGCGTAGCAGTCTCATCTAATTCTGCTTGAAATAATGCATTTGGGTCATCTACAACATACGCCACAATGTCACCACCATTAGCAGTGCCTGATGGATAATATTGGTCGTATATAACTTGACCCTGTGCGTTGACATATTCACAACCAACAAAAACACCAATAGCACCAACGCCTGAACCACCTAAGTTGTTCGTAGTAGCGTCTGCACCAGTGGCTGTTGCTAAAGCAATATAACCGTCCGCGCCGATGTTAACAACCTGTCCATAGAACAAGTTAGTTGCTTCACCAGCAGGGTCAATTTTATATAGCCTGGTTGCGCCCGCATAGGGCATACCATCAACACGCTGTACAGGTTTTAATCCGTAAGCTGCCATAATATTTTCTCCTTAAAGAATATTTTTAACCTTTTCCAAAAGAAGTAGTAGATTTTTTATCAGAGAACAAAGGCATTCTAGGATCATTCTGTCTCATTAAGTTATTATCAACAGCTGTTTCTTGATCCTTAGCTTTTTGTTGATAATAAGCATTTCTCTGATCTACCATTTCTTGAGGCATTTTACAAAGTAGCAAACCACCGATTTCAATTGCATCTTTAAATCTTGAATCAGGATTTGCCGGTATATTTACTTCTGGGTGATCTGAATGTTTCACAGGTTCCCAGCCTTCACGCATACGGGTAGACACATTTAGGTTATCAGCATCGTTAGCAAGTGAGATCCTAATCCATCTATATGCCCAGCCTGGTTGTTTTTTAACTTCAGGTAGCAATGATGGGGGAGCCCATTGTTTATTACGAACTTCAGTTTCTTCACGTACTTCTAGTTCTCTATCTTGTCTTTTAACCATTTGCGTTCTCCGTTTTAATTAATTCGCGTGCATATTGCTCTGGAGTTAGCTTGAATTTCTTTGCTAAAGCTAACTGTGTCTTAGTCAACCTGATTTTTTTAGGACCAGTTGACCGCGTTGCTGGAGCAACAACAGTTGAGGGTTTGCGTTGAGGTTTTTCTTCCCCAATCGATTCAGTATCATCCCCGAAATATTCTGGGAAGCGTTTATGCATCGTTTCATCTATACGACGATAGTATTCGTCAGAAGCAGGATTAACTCCTGATCTAACAAGCTTTTCATGCAGCCCTAGCGCTAAGCTAGTCATTTCTTCATCTTTACCAAACCACACATTTTTCTGTTGCCAGCTTAATGCTTTTTGATCCGGTTTAAACGAATTTTGCTGATTAGTATTTTCTTGTATTTGTACACTATTTTCTTCCTCTTGTAAAGAGGAATATTGAGGTTTCATTCCGTTAGCGTTGTGTAACTTAAATTGTGCCTCAGATAATTTATCTTGAGCTTCCATCATTCTGTCAGCATCGCCAGAATCATAAGCTTCTCTATATTCTTTTTTAGCAACAGCTAAATCAGACTCATACTTTTCTCTAAGAGTTTTAAGATAATCTTCTTCTCCAGTTGAAAGAGTCTTTTTAAGCTTTTTATTTTCTTCCATATAACGTTGAGCCATTTTAAAAGCTTCTTCTCTTTCACGAGTTTCAGCTTCTTTAGCACGTCTTTCATCGTGCCAAGCTTTTTTTAGTTGAGCCATTCTGTTTTTAACTCTTTCAGAATAGTCTTCTAAATCGTCAGCTTCTAGCTCTTCTTTTATATTTTCAGGAAGAGGTTCTCTATTTCTGTCTTGAGGAGGTGTATCGTCCTCTATCTCAATATCAAAATCTAGTTCTTCTTGTTTAGGCTTAACTTCTTTTTTAGATTTTTCTTTAGCCTCGACTTCTACTTCTTCAGGCTCTTTTCCTTCATCCTTAAGCTCAATTTCTTGACTTTCGTCTTCATCCTTAAGCTCGTCAGGAATCTCGTTAATGATTTCTGCCATCTCATATCTCCTTGATTTGCACTAATCCAAAGACTAGTGTTTAAGTTATATTTGCGTCTGTTCCAAACTGCAGGAACAACTTGTATATTGTGATACTTATTAGTACCACCTTTTGAAACAGGAACTATATGGTCTATTTCCCATTTTATTTTCGTTTGTTTTTCTCGCAGTTTACACAAACGATATGCTTCTTTTAAACAAAACTCATCCAACTCAGTTAAATTATTTAAAAGTGTCTTTCGTTTAATTCTTACATAAGCTCTATAAAGTCTGCCTTTTTCAGTTTTCTCCCATTTTTGTTTAGCCAGTTTTTGTTTGTCTGACACAGGAGTTGCTCTGTGTTTAGCATTTATTTTTTCTTTATGCTTATAATAATATTTTTTACTTCTAGCTCTTGAGAGCCTTTTTTCATATTCACTAAATTCTGAATACCTTTTACGCTCTTTCATATCCACGAGGATCGTCTACTACTGCTTCTACGGTATCATCGTTTATAATGCGAAACTCTTTACCATGTATTTTGATACGAGTTCCAGAATATGCTCTAGTGATTACAAAGTCTCCTTCTTTACACCAGGGCCCTGTTGGAAATCTATCCTTATCTGCATAAGCCATATTTCCCAATTTAATTACAAACAAAACAACAGTTGAATGTTCTTCTATGTTTTTAGTTTTGTCTGATTTAAGTATTCCACTTTGGTACTTTTCATCTACGACAGGAACCGCACATAAAATGCGATAGCCTTTGACTTCAGGTAATTGAGTGGGTTTTTGTTCTTCTGCAGGAGCTTCCTCCTTTTTACTACTAATTGGTTTGCCGTCAAGCGTGACAATATCTTTTTTAAGTGTTGCGATTTCACTCATCGTTGTCCCTTTCTATATTTTTTTGCAGGTCTGCAATCAACCCGTCGATTATGTCAAAGCCTTTAATGACACCACAAGAGTGCATATAGCCTGCATGTGTGTCAGCTCTGCCAGTTGCTAAGTCATCAACAAAAATAGAGCGTTCTTCTGCAATTTTTTGTCTAATAACTTTGAATTCTTCTACATTCATCTATTCCCCTTTCGTAGATTGTTGCATCTCTTTATTTTGAACAGCTTGAACACCTAATTTAGTTCCTTCTAAAAACTCTTTAGATGCAATCTCTGCTTTTTGTTTTTGTGCTTCAACGCCAATTTTAGCTCCAGCAATACGTTCTTGAGAATCCATACGCATTTTCTCAAGTTCAAGTTTAGCTTGATCAATTGCTGTATCAGCCTGAAGTTTTTGATTACGCCCTTGAATTTCAAGCTCTTTAAGTTGTAATTCTTTTTGTTGCATTTGAATAAGCGGATCTTGTTGCTGTTGTTGAGCTTGTTGTTGAGCCATTTCAGCTTGATCTTTTTGTAGCAACTTGGCACTAGCTTGAGCAGCAAGCCTAGATATATTGAGCTCAAGTTCTTCTGGCATTATTTCATTAGGTTGTGGTAAATCAGCACCTAGTTGTTCTTCAATCTGACGTCTATATTCAAAGGCTAAGTGTTCTGCTATATGAGCTTCGACAGCTCCTTGAACTACTTGAGCATTAGGGCTTTGTCCAACTAGCGCTCTTATTTTAGGATCATTCATAAAGTTTAAATGCACTTGTAAATGAGCATCATGATCTTGATAAATGAAAGCTTTGACAGGTTTATTATTTAATATGTTCATATTTTCTGAAACAGGGTCTGCTGGTTTCATGTCTTCTTGATTAGGTATAAGTTTTTCTGCGTTCTTAACACCAAGAACATTTAACATCTGTCTATTTAGTTCTACTCTGTCATAAATGTCTGGGTTTTGTTGTGCTAGTTGCATAACAGCTTGGTATTGCACAACTTTCTGCGACATTGTTGCAGCATTAGGATCAGATACAGGAATAACTTCAACCATATCATAATCACCACGTTTAGCTTCTCTTGAACCTGTTGCTGGCTCGTATGAGTAGTCTGCAGGGGTATAGTCTTTTATGATAGTTTTAAGCAATTTAAATTCTTGCTTCATTGCATAATGAATGCGAGCTTGTACTGCAGACATTACTTTTAGTGTACGTTCTAAAATAGCAAGTGTTGTACCAACAGGTGCTTGAGACGACATATCTGAAACTTTTAAATCAGCTGCTGAAGCAAAGCGTCTACCTTCTTCAATAATCTGATTCATTAATTGATTAAGAACTTGTGAAGGTTCTTTATAAGGGAGCGGTAAAATATTATCTCGGATAGTTCCAGAAGGAACATCAACATCACGGAACTCTGCTGGTGAAATTGGAGTATCATCACCTTTAATACGCAGACCTCTAGATTTAAAACCACCTGGGAGATTAGATAATGTACCCGCGTCTACCAATTGTCGTAATATCATTGTGCCTGATTTTGCAAACGCGCCTATTAAATGAATTAAACCAAAACAGTAAAAACCAAATCCTGGCACATATCCATAATGCACAAAGTGTTGACGCTTCTGTTTAGTATCATCATCAGGATTCCAGTTACGTCTAATTGCTAAAATAGTTGATGTAGATTTTTCAATGGTTACAACATAAGGTAAAGCAATACCTGTAGGCTTACCATCTTTTTTATCTTCATAACCTTCTAAATCAAGATCAACATGCATCTCAAGAATCTTCCAGCGACTATCAGTGCTTGCGCTAAAACCCATCTTCTCTGCAATACGTTTTTCTACTTCATCTAAGTCATAAGTAGGTTCACCTAAATCAATATCTAAGTAAAACCCACCTACTTGTAGTTTGCGTAACTCATTCTGTGTCTTACGCATAACATGAGTAACACGCTCTGCAGATTCCAAGTCTGAAGCACCGTATGGCACTACGATGTCTTCAGCTGGAACGTACATAGCGACTTGTCGCTCTAAGCTTAGATCATAATAAACTTTTTTAAATGCGTTACCTGCTAAACCTAAACCCCACAACATTCTTTCATGTTCAGGTCTGTACTCAACCATACGATCTGTAAGTTGAAAGTTCATGTTCTCTTGAACACGAGCAGCGGCTTCTTTATTCTCTGGAGTTTCTTTACCTATAATTTGTGTTTTGACTGGGCCTGCAGCGGGGAATGTTTCTGTCATAGTCTCCGCTTGGAATTTGACAAGAGCTTCTGTCATTAATGGATGGTATACATTGCATGCACCTTCCCACGGTTCAGATCTGTCTTCTAGTTTTAATCCTAACAACTCTAAACCGTCAACATATGTATCTAGCCAATCTTTACGAGAACTTACATCACCTTCATAATCTTCAATAAGATCACTTGCTAGATTTTCTAAATCAGCTTCATCGATGTCTTCAGCTAAGTTTTTATTAAACTCATCATCTGCCATTCGATCAGGATCAATTTCAATCTCCATACCCCCTGCCCGTATAGTAACTTCTTCTGGGTCTTCTATTTCAATTTCTAAATCAGGTTCCATTTCTGCCAACTCTTCCATACCTTGAGGAGCAGCGTACAACCCTTTATCTACATTATTTATATCTTGTGCCATAATTTTTCCTTAAATTGCATAGTGCCTTTTTTGACTTGCGCTTCTAAAATATTGAATATCGTCCTCTTCATCAGAAGGTAATCTAATAAATCCACCTTGTCTAAACCTAGCCAGCGCCAATGTCGTTGAGTCAACTAAGTCATCATTAGCACCAGATGGAAAGTCGTTACATTCTTCAATAACTTCTTTTGCCCATCTTCTGTCAGGAGCCCAAACTATGCCACTGTTAAAAAGATCACTAACGGAGTTAACGCGGCTAATCTTGTCTTGCCCTTTACCCGGTGTAAATTCGCCGACGGGTATACCCATCCTTCTGAACTCTTGGTAGAGTGCAGCCCCATTAGATTTCTTTTCAACAATAAAAGCATCGGGTTCCCATTCTTTATATTCTTCGATGCAAAGTTGCTTTAACTCTGGGAATTCCATTCTCTGTTTTATTGCATCAAGTAATATTATATTATAATTATCTGTTTCTTCGTTAAAAAATACACCCCACGTAGTTAACGCATTGAAGTCAGCTCGAGTATTAGCTTCTTGCGCCGCGTCTAACGCCATGATTATAAACTCACAAGATGGCGGTTTCTCCTTCTCCCATATCTGCCACCACTCCCTTTTTATAAGCGCACCCTCCTCTGAGGTTGGATTCTGCATATATTGTGCATTCCAATACCTAACATCTAGTGCGGCTTTCTTAGCCTTTAGTTCCTCTAGCGGCCAAAACTCTGGCCACAGTGCTGTTTCTTCTCCTGACTGATTATCTATTATTGCTGGAAATTCAACAACTTCCCATTCGTCAACCTCTTCATTCTTTACCATTTGGTTAACTATTTGACCTGTTAGATCTAGTTTTGACCAACGTGTCATAACGACAATAATAGCACCTCCTGGCATGAGCCTCTGTATAGGGCCTGATTGAAACCACTCCCATGCTGGTAAGAAGACTTCTGGTTTTCCAAGTTTGGCGTCTTGTTCTGAATGTGGATCATCGATGATGAATAAATCTGCACCACGACCAGCCAAAGCACCACCAACACCAATAGCAAAATACTCGCCATTATAATTCGTACCCCAACGCGATGCTGACTTGCTATCAGCCTGCAATGAAACCCCAGGGAAGATGTCCTTATAAGCGTCTGAACCCACCAAATTTCTGACTCGACGACCAAAATTAACCGCAAGATCCGCCGTGTGAGAGGCCATAATAACTTTCTTTTCAGGATACTTACCCAAAAACCACGCTGGCGCCAGGTAAGAGATGAGTTCTGACTTGCCGTGTCTTGGTGCGATGTTGACAATGACTCTTTTTTTAACTCCGTTAGCCACGTCCTCAAAGATTTTCGCCAATTTTTCATGATGCGGGCCCACCTTATACCCAGGATAGACATTTTTAACAAAATCTAGAAAAGTTGTCTGGCTTTTTTCTATCTTCTGCAGCTCTTCTAGCTTTTCTAACATTTTATGCAGTTCAATCTGTTCACTTTTAGGAAGTGAACCTACTTTACTTAGCGCAAGCTGTAGTTCTTGTGTGGATACCCCCCTAATATCTATGCTCATTCTTCGTCTTCTTCAGAAATAGTACCCAAATCTTCAAACGAAGCGTCTATTGTACGCCCAGTACCTATAAGTTTAAATAATTTACTCTTGATTTGGTTTTCTAAATCTTCAGGAGCGGCGTTTTTAACTACAACTTCTGTTTTTTCACTGAATAGCCCAACATCAGAAACCTTACCAAGCAGCTCAAGTGCTTTTAGTCGGTGTCTTGCGTCAGGATGGTCGGCATCTTCTATTAATTTGTTAGTTACAAACCTACGTAACTGCACGGCTTCCTCTACAACTTGATGGTCGTAGTCGTTTAGCAGTTTATATAGGTGTTGAACTGTGGCTGGAGTCTCTAATGCTTTCTTTGTTATAGCATTTAGTGAGGTTTTTTGTTCTGGATCTGTAAAAGCTTTAAATAAATCTTCAGCTTCTATGCGTTCTTGTGTGCTTGTAGGTATTTCAGCCCCCGCATCTTCTAAAACTTTTGCCGTTTTAGATGCAATCTCAACTTTCTTTTTAAAAGTCGTGGGAGTTTCCGCGTCAAAATCGTCAGGAAGCGGATAACCCGTCTCTGGTGTGACTAAAATAGGCATAGTTTTTGCGTCTATATAACGTTGTTGCTGCTAATATAACGCAATTATTTATTTTATGCAACCATTGATAGGCAAAACACCCAAAGGCAGAAAAGTCCAATAATAAGTTCATGTATATTCATTCCCGTATTGTAGCTATCTTTTTTATTTCATGTGGTAGCGAGACTCATTCGCATTTGTTTTTACATAGCACTGGCCAGTGGTATGAATTTTTTAGATTAAGTTGTTGATTTATAAAAGGTTAGTTGCAGAAAAAATATATATTTAAAAATAACCTGGAGGTAAAGGTACCATTGACGGGGGGTGTTTGCATAAGAGGGGGGTGGGGGTCAGTTGATTTTTAAAAATTTTGTAATTATTTGTGCAGATTAAAGTGTAAGCGCCCCAGCCAGGAGTCCCGCGCGTGACCGTGGCGATACCCTATGGGTAGGGTTGAGATAGATTGACATTGTCAATCAAATATAAGATAATACTCATATGGTTGATTAATTAATCAATCACTAGTTCCACGAATTCATAAATTTCTGAAAATGTGGAAAATTTAAAAAACTTTAATAAGGAAACTAAAAAATGGAAAATTCAAAAAAAGCTAGTAATGTTATTGCAGTATTAACTCAGGACATTATCGAAAAACTTGCCACTCAAGGCAGTATAATTTGGCAGGGTGTTAATGATGTTGACAAGGCACATGATGAAATTCTACAGGTGCTATTCACTAATGAAAATTCATTAGAGCATTTTAATGCAGTCCAACAGCATGTACTTGATGGTATGAAATTGGGTAAAGGCTTCTCTATGGGCTATGCTCAAAATCTTTGGGGCGATTTTATGAAGTTCGCTAAATCTGAAGGTTACGTTAAGCCACGTACTGAAAAAGCTCAAGCAGAGCAAAATAGACGTGATGAAGTTAAAAAAGTTATGGCAGAAAAATATGGTAAAATTTCTGATGCAGATTTGAAGCAAAATTTAATTTCTGCTCAAGATAGTAAAACCATGAATGAAATCACCAAAGTTTTAACTGCTAGAAAAAAAGAAAAAGAGAAAATTGCTAAGGAAAATAATAGCGATTTCATTAAATCTACCAAAGATTTATTGAATAAATTGCTCAATAGCAAAAATGAAAACGCTGTAAAAAATGCAACCAAAATACTAGCGTTTATCAAAAAAGAGAATTTACAATAATTCTCTTTTCTCAAAATTAGGGGGGATTTTTCCCCCCTTTTTTTTCGCCCAAAATTTTTTTGATGACCGAGGTCATGACCGTTAGGTTATGACCGACCTATGACCGTCGCACAGCGAAAGAACTTCGTAAACTGCGTTGATCAAACTATACAAGGCAGGCGACAGATTGTCGCATTTTGTATTATTACGCTTGACTTTGTCCGTAATATTACCTGTAATATTATAAGTGCATGTTTTATATATATAATTTAGGGTATTATTACATTATTACATTATTACAGTTAAAAATAGTATACGGAGGTATAAAAATATACTGTTTTTTATTTTGTTAGCTTCGTTTATCTACTCTGCGCAGTGCAGTTATGCTGAAACACCTGTAATAATGTAATATTACTGTAAAATCAATAACTTACGCTGTAAGAATACAAAACACGGCATTGTAAACCTGTAATATTACTTATAAATCAATAACTTACCCTGTAATAATATAACAAAGCTAACGAAGTTAAAACCCGTAATATTGTATATAAATCAAGCACTTAGTAATATTACAGTCCATCGACACAAAAAGCGACAATCTGTCGCAACTGATTAAAAAATAAGCAATCGCGACAATCTGTCTGTGACGCTGCGTCACAACACTGTGTCTCATTGTGTGACGCTGTGTTGTAACGCTGTGTTGTAACGCTGTGTCACATTTACGCATAATAAATCTCCTATTAAATATATACTCGTATATATTTAGTCAATCTGTCGCCTCTATATAAATTTTGCTTACCTGTATTGACGACAATCTGTCGCGTTGCTATACTAAATATCCAAGCTAAAGGAGAGATGATGACCGATAAAATACTACGACCACCCACCCCAAAAGAAATAAAAGATTTGCGCCTAGACTTAAAACTGTCAACCACAGACGCAGGCAATTTGCTTCACATTAGCAACCGAACTTTTCAACGATACGAGAGAGGAAACACACCAATGCCACTTGCATATTGGGAACTATTTGAACTTAAATGCAGGGTGATAAAGTCAAGACAAGGTAAGATGTCATGAGCCTATATCACACCCCAAGCATATCCGAAATAAAGAATGTAAGACTGCGATCAAAATTATCACAGGCTGATTGTGCACATTACGTTTGTGTGTCAAGAGAGACATGGGCGAGATGGGAGAAAGGCAAGTTCCCTATGCCTGCAGGACTATGGAAACTATTTCTAATAGAGCTCAAGCGCCATGAGAAAAAGAATGAGGACAAAGCTAACGAAGTTAACAACGTCGTAGATATAAAACAGCTTCGAGAGGACTGGAACTAACTTGACTTTGTCAGCTAGATGTAGTATAATAATAGAAATGGGCAAAAGAAACTCATTTTTATTTATTAACCATTCCACGTTTTCACAATTTTGTGAATTTGTGGACAGAGAGGAGAACGATATGCACACATATCACCACGCACTAACAAGTGTCAAAAAGTGGGGCGGCAAACCCACAGACTATCAACCGATTCATGATTGGTTCGATGCTACTAAAGAAACATTTGCCGATTTCAGACATAGAGCACTACGTCACCACGCACAAGGTATATTTGAGTGCGAGCGTGTGTTCGGCACTACAATCACTAATTCAGACGGCAAAGAAGTCCCTGTCAGATACATAGGCGAACAACACGTCAAAGAAGACTGTGGTGGCATCATACCTACTGTATCAGATTGGTTCCGAAACATAACACCTAAAAGTTGGATGTCTCGAGGTTACGATGTCATTGAAGAGAAAATGGTATGAACACCGAAACATGCAAATCAGTAGTCGTGATAGACGGCATTGGTCGAGTTACATTTCATCATATTAACAACTCTGATGCAGATATAGAAGAAATGTTATCCAAACATTACGACTTATCTACTATCACATGGTCGTGCGTAACGCACATAAACAAAAAAGGAGTAGACCTAGAATGAGTAACAAAGCTAACGAAATACTCGATGAGATAGTTATATATTGCAACGAAGAACTAGCCCAACCTACAGCTGACGATATGTGCTTCGGCAGACAAGAAATGGCTGTTGCAATACTTTCACTTGTCGACAGACATAAGGGTGAGCCTGACAAAGCTGAACGCGATGCTATGGACAAACTCGAAGAAGAAATATTGTCTGGTAACAGGTTCTGTATAAATGGTAACTGTGAGGACTAACTTATGATGCGCATACCAAATAAGGATAATGTATTAACCCATATCTATAAAAAGGTAGATGGCACCGAACTACGCTTTTCAAAAGTTCGCGACATGATACTAGAGTTACTATGTGACGATGATATAGATATGTCACCAACTGATATTACCACACGCTTGGGGTTTCAACACAGACAACTTACACATATTCTCCCTTACCTAGTTAATCTGAATATATTGTCTAGTTACCGAGCCACAGGCGATCAACTACGCTACACACGGAGGAAGCCTTGTATGTTGCAAGAAGCATTTTACTCGACCGACAAACTCGACCAACTTCTAAGCGAAGGTAAGATTAAGATTAAAAGTAGGTTCATCCATCGTGTCAAGTGAAGAACTATATCCGTTCACACACATAGTCGTTGATGACGATGCAATACCCTTGCGTAGATTTCGATCAAAACGTGAGGCTGGGTGGTTTGTTGCAAACAAACCTGATTTAAAAGTAGTAAAGCTAGATGTGGTAATCAAGACTGCGAAAGAACTCAATGATGAGTTTACTGCAAAGCATGGAGAACCACTTTTTTAACACACAAATTCACAATTTTGTGAAAACGTGTATATACAAGGAGACTATTATGCAAGTAGAAAAACAATGTAAGTTAGAGTTAGAAGAAATTTGCGATATCGCACACAAAGTTTTTGTGAGTGTTGTAACAGAGTTAGGTATTGAATCTAGATGTATCGAACCCGACCCTGATAGCCTATATGGTGGTACAAGAGATACCGAATATGGTAACAAACTATACTGGGCAATCGAAGACACAATTAAGGCATCAGTTAAATTTGATAATGATTTTTAATCACAGGGGGCGAAAGCCTCCTCTTTTAAGGAGAGTAACTATGTATACATTTGACGAAGATATATCAGCAAAACGTGCCAAACAAAATTGGCTATGGAAGGTGCAGTATGCACGCGAGGCTAGGGACAAGATAATTCTATCTTTTGCCGTAGGTTTTGGTCTTGGTTTTACAACAGCTTCTATGCTTGTATGGGTAACTACACTATAAGAGAGTTATATGTTAAAACGGAGGAAAATTGAAATGGATAGAAAATTTCTAGTCATAGTCGAGGATAGTATCGACACAGCTAAAGATTGGTTTGACCAAATCGTTGAAGCATTAGACGATAATGGGATAGTCAGTATCGTTCACGAAGTAACTGAGGAGAAACACTAATGAAAGTAATAGACGGAGTAAGTTATGGCGATATGTTCTTAGGTGTAGTCATGGGCATATTAATTGGGTGGGGAGTGACATATTTGTGGCAAGAATTAGGACCACTGATTAACCCACTACTACCTGATTATGTATGTCAGAAAGGTATAGCTTTTCAAGCCACTGAGTATGGCAGTAATATCTATTTAAAAACAGGTCAAGCATGTATTGACACAACCTTTGGGGAGGAAATGAAATGAATAAATATAGAGTTTTGGTAGAGCAAGAATATACTTTGTGGGCAACCTCTGAATATATTGTTGAGGCTGAAAGCGAAGAAGATGTTGAAAAAGCTATCGAATCAGGTGGCATTGAATTTAAGTATACGCCACTTGCAGTAACAAGAGAGATAGACAAATATGAGGAATTAAATTTAAGTTGTAATGATTATGAAACATTGATAGAAATAGAGGAGATAGAAAAGGAGGAAGACGAATGATGTTTTTAGATTTAAAAAACGAAGACCATGCAAATGTGTTTAGCAAGGTATGTTCAGGGGAAATAACCGAGTTACACCCATGCCCACATGGACATGATTATGAGAGCCAACAAACTTGTTCTCATTATGAAGAACAAGACGAAAGTGACTTTGGTGAATGCTCTACATGGCTTGTTAGAAACACAAAATGTTACTGTGAACTACAACCTATAAATTTTTATAAGGAGGAGGTCGCATGAACTACGTTTGTATAAATTGTGGGGAACACGTGCCTACAGGTAGACACAAGTTAGGATACAAGACCTGTTTATCTTGTGGTGAGAACGAAGCTAACAAAGTAAAACATTGTGTAGCACCAATGCACAAATCTAACTACATGTTGTTCACCAATCCTGATGATTTGAAAGGCATTAATAATAAAGGAGGGCTAATTAAATGACTTGACATTGTTAACTAAATAGTGTATACTATAAGAATGGGGGTAGTCTATCCCATACAAACGCAATCTAACCCTGCACAAATTCACAATTTTGTGAAAACGTGCTTAACAAAATATGAAAGGAAACTATCATGACATTTGATTTAAGTATTAACTGGAATACTGAACCAAAGATTTTGCAGTATGAAAAACTAGAGCCACTATGGCAATTTATGGACCCTATTAGCTTTACTCGACACGAACCACAAGAAGAGAGAGACATTATAATGCAGTTTCAATCAAGCAGAAATATGATAACAAAACATTACGGCAGTGTATATCTTACAAAATATTTCGATGCTGAATACCCATATTACTCGCTTAGTCGTAACTCGCCATATGATGTTCGACATCCTGTCGGCGAAGAAAGGGATTTTGAAAACGAACTTAAAAAATCTTTTGATAAAAGCAACGACTTATTTTATTACCCAGACCATTTTACTATGAAGCTAAGTAGATATCACATAGTAGGAAGTAGGGGAGGTGAGAACTATTATACAAGATTCACCAAGAAAATATTTTATTCAATTCCTTGGCGTGAATATGTTCCTGAAGGTTTTAATGAAAAAGATTGTGAGCAACCACTTAACTTTACAGCGCGCATGTCAAACATAGATGGCTCATCTTTGATTAACGGTCACTCTTGGTTTGATGTTGCTGACAATATTCCTTATGCGTTTGATTACGAAGGCAAACCAACAAACGTTGAGCAATTTGTGCAACCAACAAAATACAAAGTTAACAGAAAACTGCTTAATTCTTTGCGTAAGACAAAACTAAAAGATTTACATGATTACGTTGAGTCTGCATATCCGTTACTAAATGCAACAATTACTGATGAAACATATGATAAATATAAGTTTGATGTAAAAGATCAAACTACAGACGAAAGTCATTATAAAACTATGCTTCATTTTATAACTAAACATGCTCAGCATGATTGGTTTCGTCACGTATGGAAATTACCTAGTTTGAACTTACTTCAACAGGCGATAGATAGAGACTTTAAAGGTCGACAGCTATCAGTTCTTGAACCAGTTGTTTAACGCACAAATTCACAATTTTGTGAAAACGTGCATTTATTATGAAAGGAAACTACAATGCAACTAACCGTAAATCTAACAGACGTAACTAATCTAATTAGTAGCGTTGGCACTACTACCACTATCCACGTGCAAGGTCAGCCTGGAATTGGTAAATCATCTATACTGCAAACTCTTGCAGAGAAACATCCTGACCACATACCTGTATACATTGATTGCGCAGATTTAGACCTTGGTGACTTGGCTATGCCTGCAATGAATCATGAAACAAAGTCAACAGCGTTCTACCCTAACGAACGATTTCAACTACATCATGGTAAGCCTGTAATCATCATGCTTGACGAGATTACTAAAGCAAGTGAGCCAGTCAAGAACATGCTATTACCAGTCATGCTCGAGAGAAGACTAGGTTCAGTTAAGTTTCACCCTGACTCAATAGTCTATTCAACAGGTAACATGTTGACAGATGGTGTTGGCGATTCACTCAAAGCACATGCTAAGAACAGAATCACATCTGTGTATCTACGCAATCCTAGTGATGATGAATGGATTAATTGGGCAATCAGTAATGACTTGTCAGCAGAAGTTATTGCATGGGTAAAACAATTTCCACATTGTCTTGCTAGTTATCTTGATAAATCTCAGAAAGAGAACATGTATATATTTGATCCAACTAGAGAGCAAGAAGCATTTGTTACCCCACGTTCTTTGCACAAGGCCTCACATATTGTCAAAGCACGTAAGGAACTAGGTGTTGATACAACCATGGCTGCACTTGCAGGCACCATAGGTGAATCAGCTGCTAGAGACATGGCTGCGTTCTTCTCATTGGCTGACGAACTGCCTACACGTGAATCAATATACAAACAACCTGATAAAGCTAACATTCCTTCCGACCCTTCGGCTAAAGTTATTCTTGTCATGCGTGAGTTGATGGGTATTACGAAAGAGAACTTTGAACCTTGGCTAACATACATGGAAAGATTGCCTATGGAGATGCAAGCACTATTTGCAGTCAACATCATGAATGGTAGTAAACAACCTATCGCGGCGACCAATAAGAAGTTTGTAGATTGGGCAATGCGTAATAAACAATTCTTCTAGGAGATTAGCATGCAAAAAGAATACTTAGTGGTTGAGTATCAAAAAACAGGTGTTGGTAAAGTTGTTAAAACATTTACAAGTAAGCTACAAGCTTGTGAGTTTGCACTAGAACAATATCAACAGCACAAAAACGTAGCAGGTTCAGACTTTGAAGTCGAGGAGGCAGAATGACACCACAAGATAGAGTCACAAAGTCTCACATTGCTATCATGCGTAGCAAAGAGTTTTGTTTGTTCTCTGGTGTGTTGTCTATCGGTGATGTTAATTTCTCTGACAAAGTTCCCACAGCAGGAACTAATGGTAGAGATGTAACTTACAATCCTGATTGGATACAAACACTGCCAACGAAAGAACTAAACTTTATTGTCTTGCATGAGGCAATACACAAAGCATTTCAACACATGCATATATGGAAAGATTTGTTTAAGAAGAACCCTATGCTTACAAACATGGCGGCTGATTATGTAGTTAACGCTACTATTAAAAATGCCGACCCTGATGAAAACATTGCAGCTATGCCTAAATCAGGTTTGTATGACCAAAGGTTTGACAACATGACTACCAAACAAATCTTTGACATATTGCAGAAAGAAAATCCACAGAGCGATGGTGTAACTGTGGTTCTTGATGAGCATGGGTTTGACGAAGCAGAGGCGCTTGATGATAACGAAGTTAAAAAAGTCAAAGAGCAAATCGATCAAGCCTTGCGACAAGGTGAAATCCTGCGTGGCAAGATGGCAGGCAATCAAATAAGAGGGGTGACAGACTTCTTAAAACCGAAAGTAGATTGGCGCAGAGAGTTAAGGCAGTTTGTAAACTCTATATGCAAATCAAAAGACAAGTCATCGTGGCGCAAACCACATAGAAGATATGTATCGCAAGATATATACATGCCTTCCATGATTGGTGAATCCGTAGGTGACATTGTAATTGGTGTTGACACATCAGGTTCTATTGGACAAGAAGAAATAAATCTATTCTTGTCTGAGATTGTATCTATATGTGAAGACGTAACACCAAAAAGCGTTGTGCTTGTGTATTGGGACCACGAAGTTGCAGGTGTGGAACAATACAAAGAGGGAGAGTATCAACGACTGAAAGCAACTACTAAACCACGTGGAGGTGGTGGAACACATGTAGGTTGTCTCAATGAGTATATACGTAGTGAAAAACTTAAACCTGAGACCACCATTGTTTTCACCGATGGTTATGTAGAACAAGATTGGGGTGGAGTTTGGACTTGCCCTACATTATGGGTGGTGACATCAGACTTGACTTCACCACATGGTAAAACTATTAAATATGAAGGAGACTAAAATGGGAGTTCACGTTCCTGAAAAACATTTGCAACACATGAAAAAACTTGAAGGAGTAATTGATGTAACAACTTTAACTGATGCTCAATTAAAGAACATCAAAAAGTATTATGAGACAGGTGCAACGGGTTATAGTGAGGTTATGACTAAATTTTTATCTAGAGAGTTATGGGAGAAATATGCAGCAGAGTTTCACCCACATATTAGAGATGACTACTATATGACTCATACATTTAAAAATTATAAAGCAAGCCATCCTATATGGACAGAAGTAGAACAGTATCTAAGTTTACGAGCCCTTTTAGATAAGGAAAAGTATTATATAGATGCAACGCGTCAAGAGGAAAATTTGGCAGAACTTAATAACATAAAAAACTTGCCACCTGATATGCCTGTAACTTTAGAAATTGAAACAGGAGTGAGACCCCATGTGGGTGCTCATGGATATCAATTGCCTGAAGCTGATCCTGTTCGTGAAGATATGGAAAAACGATTAAGTAAAATTGTTAAGAAGGGCTATACGGCTATGCATCCTGAAAACGAAGGCCTACAAATTATTAATCGCATGATTAATAGAGAGATTAACGAGTTTAAAATTAGTTATAGGGAGGAAAAATAATGGAAAAAGCAATCGTAACAAACAAAGAAATAGATTCGTTGTTTGCTCAGCTACGGCTTCACAACGTAGCAAAAATAGTAATAACTTTTGAAGGGGCAGGGGATAGTGGCTCTATTGATTCTGTTTCATTAATGGACGCTAGTGATAAGCATGTAACAACACCTATCACTACAATTTTGTGGACTAGTGAAAATTATCACGACGCAGGCAAACCTAAAGATACAACTTTGCAAGCCGCCCTTGAGGATTTAGGCTACCAAATGCTAGATAAAACAGGTGTTGATTGGTATAACAACGATGGTGGCTATGGTGAAATAGTCATTAACATATCTAATATCGATGATATTTGTGTAGAATTTGATATGAATCAAAGATATATAGAGGTAGAAAACACGCAGTTTGATTTTGATTATTTTGAAAACATATTTAAAGGAGAGGGGGTAACAGCATGAGTGATATAAATATTGCATCAAGTAATGTTCTTGTTGAACTTAACATATCGTTATGGACTGCAAGAAAACTAGATAAAGGTGTATCCAAAGAAGTTAGTGTAAGTAAAGGTGCAACAACTTCAGCTGGTAACTACAACAAACACCTACTGGCAGGGTCTGAAGCACTGGCAAAAATACAGCAACATGCTAGTGAAATTAGGGACTACCACATGAGACAAACACTTCCATGGTCTTCTAGTGGTGGTATTCGTTTGTTGCCCATGACACAGTTTTTTGATTACAAACAACAAATGGACGAACACCAAGAGTTGTTTCAAGAACGCGTCAATGAGTTTATAAATAACTATCCAAAGATTGTAGATGCTATGGCATACAAACTAGGTGCGTTGTTTGATAGAAGTGAATACCCTGCAGCAGATGAAATACGCAGTAAATACAAAATTGGGTATACGTTTCTACCTGTTCCTGAGGTTAATCATTTCGATAATATAAATACCGAAATGAAAAAAGACTTGAAAGAACAGTATGAAAAAGCATACAACGATAGGATTAAGTTTGCTATGGATTCAGCATGGACAAGATTGCACGATACACTTGCACACATGCTTGAGAGATTGCAAGGTGAAGATAAGAAAATATTTAGAGATACCCTTGTTACTAATGCACTAGAGTTAACAGGTTTGTTATCTAGCTTAAACATTACTAAAGATCCTAAATTAGAATCGGCTCGTCAAGAACTTGAAAAAGCTATTGTTGGTGTAGATGCTCAAGACTTACGCGAGAATGATTTTTTACGTAAACATGTAGCTAACAAAGTTAACGAAATTATGGGGCTTATATGAAAGTATATCGCGCTAGTGATGAAAACAATGCAGACATTCCAAAAGAGCACCGAAAGAAGATTGCATTGTTGAAACTTGCTGAGCCGAGAGTTATTGTAAAAGGTGTTGGTATGCGTGAGAATGATTTTTATCTTGTTATCGAGAATGACAAAGACAGAGAATATCTAGATTTGAAATTAATAATTGATGGCAAGATGCAAGCTTTTGATATTCTCAAAAGAGCAAAAAACATAGCTTACCTTTATCAATACATTGATATACAAAAATCTATCGCAAAGCAAAAATCTATGTTATCCTAGATAACATGGTAAAAAAAGTTACTGAACGGTGGGTTAAAAATAAAGCAGTTGAGAAATTAAAACGTCTCGGTGCATACTATTTTTTTCCCATCGCCAGTGGCTACATGCGTGCAGGTGTTCCTGACATTATTGCATGCTACAAAGGAAAGTTTATTGGCATAGAATGTAAAGCCAACGGCAACAAACCCACAGCCCTCCAACAAAAAAACCTCAGAGAAATATCTATCCAAGGTGGTATATCCCTATTGATTGATGAAACAAATGTTGATATGCTAGAGTTTTATGTTACAGGAAAGCAACGTATAAATGAAAACTGATAACGTAAACAGGCCTTCTCATTACACTCAAGGTAAGGTAGAATGTATTGATGCTATTGAGTCAGCAACCACAGGACTTGTTGGTATCATTGCTGTATGCGTAGCTAACGTAATTAAATACGTTTGGAGATTTGCTTTAAAAAACGGCGTTGAAGATTTAGATAAAGCAGATTATTACTTACAAAAACTAAGAAATAAAGTTAGGGATAAGTAGCACAAATTCACAATTTTGTGAAAACGTGCTTGGGGTATGACCGATGGTAGACGAAGCTGATGTTGCTAATGACGAACTTGAGAGACAGTTAGAAAAGACTCTCAAATCTGTTGACACAAAGATACCTACCAATGACACAAACAAGTGCATTTGGTGTGGCGAACCTATACAAGAAAGTGACAACAGGAGGTGGTGCTCCATTGAATGTCGTAATGATCATGAGTTATATGCAAACAAGGTATGAAGAAAGGGAATATAGATATGGGGGTAGGGAAAGCAGTTTGTCATAAATGTGGCGACTCTGCAAAATTTAACCAAGCAGGTAAGTGGTGGTGTGGTTATACAAATCAAATGGGAGAGTATAACTTGCAGGGCTACTGTAAAAAAGAAAAGAAAGGACTAGATGAAGAACTTAATAACAATCGACTTTGAAACATACTACGATAAAAACTACGGCTTAAATAAATACACTACAGAAGAATATATAAGAGATCCACAATTTGAAGTTATAGGTGTCTCTGTAAAACAAGCCGATAAAGAACCTGTATGGTTTACAGGCACTCACCAAGAAACAAAAGACTTCCTCAATAGTTATGATTTAGAAAACAAGTTTGTGCTTGGGCACAACATGCGCTTTGATGCGTCAATCTTAAGTTGGATATTCGACATAAAACCAAAAGGCCTGTTTGATACCATGAGTATGGGAATCATAATTCACGGACTAACAGAGTCTGTATCTCTTAAGAACTTAGCACGTCTATATAACTTGGGAGAAAAAGGAACAGAAGTTTTAGATGCGTTAGGTAAGCATAGATTAACCTTTAAATATAATGAACTAAAAGCATACGGTGAATACTGTAAGAATGACGTTGAATTAACTTACGCTTTGTTTTTTCAATTAGTCAATAGATTCACATCTACTGAATTAAAATTAATTGACTTAACTATAAGAATGTTTTCTGAACCTAAACTAAAAATAAATAAAGCGTTGCTTATAAAACATTTAGCTAAGATAAAAACAGGAAAACAAGAACTATTAGATAGCGTTGCTGTAGATAAAAAAGTTCTAATGAGTAACCCTCAATTTGCAGAACTTTTAAAATCTATGAAAGTAAAAGTCCCTATGAAAAAAAGCCCTACCACAGGGAAAGATACCTACGCTTTTGCTAAGACAGACGAAGGTTTTAAAGCACTGCTAGAACACGAAGATCCATATATACAAACCCTCGCCTCTGCACGAATAGGAAACAAATCAACCATAGAAGAAACACGCACAGAGAACTTTATATCTATTGCAAACAGGGGAACCCTACCTGTTCCATTGAAATATTCTGGGGCAGTTATATCACATAGATGGAGTGGTGTAGATGGAATCAATCTACAAAATCTCCCCCGCATGTCTGAGCTCCGTAGAGCTATATGCGCTCCAGAAGGACACAAGATAGTTGCATCAGACTTGAGCAATATTGAATTACGACTTGCTTATTGGTTTGCTCAAGACTACAACAAGATAGATTTGATTAACAAAGGTGTTGACTTATACAAAATGTCCGCAGCAGAAATTATGGGAATTGATTATGATAGTGTAGACAAAGACTTGCGTTATATATTTAAAGTTGTTAATCTATCAGGTATTTATGGTGTTGGTGCTAACAAAATGCACGCTATCTTAACTCAAGGTGGTGTGGATAAAGATATAGAAGAGATTAAAGGTATTGTTTATAACTATAGAGCATCCAACCCTTTACTAGTTAATTCTTGGGACGAAGCAGGATCGATGTTAGAAGCTGTTTCTAAAGGAAAGAAATATAGTATGGGAAACAAAAGAATAATAGAAAGCATTTCAAAACAAGGAATGCTAAAACCTAATAAAATGCTATTGCCTTTGCCAAACTTGAGACAGATAGAAACAGAAGATGGTAGAGCAACATGGGTATATGATAAGAAGATGGGCAACAGCATAATAGTTGAATACACACACCCAGCAAAAACTTTTCAACGTTGCATTCAGTCGTTAGCCAGAGACATAATTGGGGAGCAATTAGTTGCAGTATCTAAAAAGTATCCTGTAGTTATGACTGTTCACGATGAACTTGTAATGTTATGCAAAGAAAATGAAGTAGATAATTGCGTATCATACGTCAAGGAGTGCATGACTACGGCTCCAGTATGGTGTTCCGACTTACCCCTCGACTGTGAAGTAGGAGTTGGGGACAACTATATGGATGCAAAATAATGGCTAAATACACATGGTCGTATTCAAGTGCGACAACTTTTGAGAAGTGCCCTAAGCAGTATTATCACTTGTATGTTGCTAAGGACATAAAGCAAGATCCTAACCAAAAACATTTCTTGTATGGTAACGCAGTTCACAAAGCTGCGGAAGAATACGTAAGAGATGGAGTTCCGCTGCCAGAAAAATTTAAGGAGTTTCAAAGCATTATAGACAAGCTATTAGAAATTCCAGGGGAAAAGCATTGTGAACTTAGACTGGGCCTTACAAAAACATTAGAGCCTTGTGGGTTCTTTGATGATAATGTCTGGTGGAGAGGTGCAGTAGACTTAATGATACTTGACAAAGACAAGAAACTAGCTACAATAATCGATTATAAAACAGGAAAGAGCAGTGAGTATGCAGATACAAAACAGCTTGGTTTACTTAGTTTAGCTATATTTAAACATTTTCCCGAAGTAGAAAAAATAAAAGCAGGATTAATATTTTTAGTGTGTAAAGATATAATAAAACAGGAGTATAATAATACCAATATCAGTGATATATTTGCAGAGTGGTCTAGGTTAATACAGCGTATGGATACTGCTTATGATACGGAAGTGTTTAACCCTATACCTAACTTTGCATGTAAAAAGTTTTGTCCTGTTCAAGGATGTCCGCATTGGGGTAAATAATGACACGAGATTACGCAAAAGAAAATAGAGAATATAAAAGCAAACCTGATCAAATTAAAAAACGTGTGGCTAGAAATAAAGCTAGACGAATGATGGAAAGATTAGGCAAAGTTAAAAAGGGTGACGGCAAAGCCGTAGATCACAAAACACCTTTAAGTAAAGGTGGCTCTAACACCATGAGTAATTTAAGAGTTAGAGACTTTGATAAGAATAGTTCTTTTCCAAGAAACAAAGACAGCAGTTTAAAGAAAAACGTTGTAGGTAAAAAGTATAAAAATAAAAAAGCCTAGGCATGGGGCATCCTCCCTCGATTCATGCCATTAAGACGCACCACATTTTGCTAGTTTCCTTTAGTGGTGCGTTTTTCTTTACAGTTAACAAAAGAGTATGATATTATGGTAGATAGTTCTTGCAATGGAGTATGTTCATACGCCCTCATTGATGGGGTTAATATGTGCACATCTTGCTATAGAACTTATGACGATTTAGAACAATGGCTATACTTAGATGATCAAACAAAAAAAGAACTGCTAAAGATGGCAAAAGAGAGGAAACGAAAATATAGTGAAATACAAAAAAATTAGTTTAGATATAAACATAAAAGACATTTTAGAAAAAGTTTATAAGCTAACTAAATTATGGATAAGTCGTTCTGACGAGTATCCTTTTTATACTTTAGGCCGCAGTGCATATTTAGATGGTAAAACAAAAGAATATTATGATGAATCTAAATGGCAAAATGAGTTATTGGCTCAAAACTTTTATGGTCTATACAGCAAACTATTAGATAGTTTAACATTTATATTTGATGAGACTGTAGTATTAACAGAAGACTTAGCCATTCCAGGCTTCCACATATTCCCAAGCGATCCAGTATTTATAGAAAAAAATATAGCAGGGCATTGGCACCAGGACTTTCCACATGTGACTTTAGGTGCAGGTATTGATGATGCTTATGCTTACACTGTTGCCATAGACTTGCCTAGGTCAGGTGGTGGCATGGAATATATTACTAAAGCAAACACAATAGAATATCTACCATACAAAAGAAAAGAACTAATTCTACATGATGGGCTTACCCTTCATAGAATAGCAGGGCTAAAAGAGTTTGTGCCTAATGAATATAGAATAACTCTTCAAGGGCACATAATTAGAAGAAACGGACAATTGGAGACTTTTTGGTAATGACTATATATAATGAAGCAGGAAAAGGAAGTAAACAAAGACCCACAGATAACAAGGCATTTAACGACGGATATGATAGAATATTTGGAATACGGTGCAAGCATTGTAGGTATAAACAGCAAAAGACAGAGAGTCAGCCTGTTCTTTGTGAGTCTTGTGGGAAAGAACTATGATGGAATTTGTGTTAATAATCAGTTTAGTAGGTGATTTGGGTCCCGATGAAAAATTTGGAGGCACGTTTGAAAACTGCACTCAAGCAAACATACACTACATTAAAAATTACAGGGGTAAAAAAGAATACAACGGCTACAGATGTATTCGCAAAGATTTAATTACAGAAA